AGAACCATCTGTACCCGAAGTTCCTGATGTGCCATCCGAACCAGAAGTTCCACTTGTTCCTGAGCTACCATCTGAACCTGATGTACCATCCGTTCCACTTGTTCCTGAAGTTCCGTCTGTTCCACTTGTTCCTGAAGTGCCATCCGCACCAGAAGTACCACTAGTTCCTGAAGAACCAGAAGTTCCACCTGTTATTGTTACCGTAATATTACCACCACCATCGTCAATCACTGTAGCACCATTGAAAGTAATTCCTGAAACAGGATTTACCGTTGTTACACCATCTCCAACAGATAAGGCTGATCCAGACCCTGAAGTTATACCTGTAATTGATACTACACTACCATCACTATTATTTAAAGTTAACGTTGAAGTTCCACTATTATATGTTCCACCTGTTACGGTTCCTGTGAATCCTGTAATTGTTACCGTTTGACCGTTGTTCTCATATAACTCCAAAGTTGTTGTTGCAGAAAAATATGTACCTCCAGTGATAACTGTATCGTTCATATTTGCAATTTTCCATCTTGCATTCTCATGAGTAGCACCACTAATACCTTCAATAGTTGACCCTGTCCATGCATTAACAAAAAGAGCTCCAGCTTCTGTACTATTTTCACAAGTCCAGTTTATCCCGTCAAAACCTAAGGCTCCTGAAGTTTGAGCATTATTCCATAAAGTTACATAATTATCGATAACATATTGATATGTTGTATCAGCTGATATAACATATACCATCATACCCAATCTTCGTCTACCTGAAGAAATCTCATCACTGTAGAGTGTTAAAACGTTAGGTGTTGAAAACGGTACATTATAGTTAAATGTTATTGGGATTGTATTCCCTGAATACAACACACTACCTTCCGTACCTGGAGGTATTGTGTAAATTAAATCTTGATGAGAATAAACTTCCATGTATCCACCAATGTTGTATACACTAAAATTTGTTCCAGTACTATTATCGAGAGCAACTCCGACTGGTCCTTCGTAGATTGTTCCCGCAATTGGGTTTTGATAATTAAAGCTCATGTCCTTTTTTTATTTTTTTTTATATTAATGTTGCTCCTTTAAAGTAAATATTATTTGCCGAAGCATTTATTCTAAATTCTGACGAAGAATATGTCGTATAAACACGATAAGTTCCTTGAGGAATTGTTCCTCCTGTATAGTTCACTGTCAAGTTATAGTATGACGGGTTCAGATTTCTTGCTATTAATCCGTTTGGATTATTTGCAGTATTAGTTGAAACTTGTGTCATAATCTGACCATTAGTTGACCCTGTTGGAATGTACCATGTATACCAAGCGTTAGTTGGTGTAGTTCCTGCAGGAATTTGAGTAGTTTGGAATAGATACGCCGTTATTGGATTATTATAAGCATCGAGACCACCACTTGTTCGTGAAATTAGACCAGTAATAACTGCAGGTGAGTTTATTGACCATCCTGAGTAGTTTAGGTAAGAATTTATTTGTTGGTTAAACGTTACCGCATTCGCTGTTGTTGCACCATTAACAAAGAATCCACGAAACGCAGAACCTTGTGATACCATCCAACCGTTGAAGTTAGCGGTTTGTCCTTGTGGTTCAATTGTTAAATAAGCAAATAACGGTTGATTAGTCGGTGTTGGGGTTGGTGTAGTAGTGGTTGTTACTGTATTGGTCGGAGTTTGAGTTGGGGTTTCGCTTGGTGTTTGAGTTGGGGTTTCACTTGGTGTTTGAGTTGGAGTTTCTGTTGGTGTATTTGTTGGTGTATCACTTGGTGTATTAGTTGGAGTTTCTGTAACAGTTGGAGTGTTAGTTGGTGTTTCGCTCGGAGTATTGGTTGGCGTTACGCTTGGCGTATTTGTTGGTGTATTAGTTGGAGTTTCAGTGTTAGTTGGGGTGTTAGTTGATGTTACGCTTGGCGTATTTGTTGGTGTAACGCTTGGCGTATTTGTTGGTGTTACGCTTGGCGTATTTGTTGGTGTCTCTGTAGTAGTTGGTGTGTTTGTTGGTGTTTGTGTTGGAGTTTCTGTTTGAGAAGCAGTAATAGAAGGTGTTGGTGTTTGTGTTTCAGTTGCAGTTGGAGTTTGACCCGCTGTTGCACTCGGAGTTGGTGTTTGTGTTTGAGTTGGTGTATTAGTTGGAGTTTCTGTTGGTGTATTTGTTGGTGTATCACTTGGTGTATTAGTTGGAGTTTCGGTTTGTGTTGGAGTATTTGTTGGAGTTGAAGTTGGTGTATTAGTTGGAGTTTCACTTGGTGTGTTAGTAGGAGTTTCACTTGGTGTGTTAGTAGGCGTTTGTGTTTGAGTTTCTGTAGGTGTATTAGTTGGAGTTTCACTTGGTGTGTTAGTAGGCGTTTGTGTAGGAGTTTCAGTTTGAGAAGCGGTAATTGAAGGGGTTGGTGTTTGAGACGCCGTTGCAGTTGGTGTTAATCCTATAGTCACACTTGGAGTTGGAGTATTCGTTGGAGTTGGAGTATTTGTTGGAGTTTCTGTTTGAGTGATAGTATTTGTTGGTGTATTAGTTGGTGTGTTAGTTGGAGTCTCGCTTGGAGTATTTGTTGGAGTTTGTGTTTGAGTTATTGTATTAGTTGGTGTATTAGTTGGTGTTTGTGTTTGAGTAACTGTTGGAGTAGGTGTTGGCGTATTGCTACCAGTATTTGTTGGAGTTTGTGTATTAGTTGGAGTTAGTGTTGGCGTTTCTGTATTACTTGGAGTTTGTGTTGGAGTCCCTCCAGGTAAAGTTTGTGATGGTGTAGGTGTTGGCGTTGGTGTTACACATTCCAATGAAATGACTACCCCATTAAACATGTCTGTTCTCGTATAACCTGAACCAAATAATGATGCATCAATAAAGATACTAAATGGACCTAATGCATTAGAGTTCGAAGCTAGTCTAACGATATACGTTGTACAACCTGAAACTGAAACTTGTTGTTCAATTGAAGTGTCGTTACAACCAGGTGCGTTATTTACGACTGAAATATTATAAAGAGACATCCGCTTATTTTTATTTAATAAATACCACAATTATTCTATTTCCTTACTAATAGTTTTAAAAAAATAAAATGAATTATTTTTTAAATTTTTTATCAACAAACTGGATATGATAATTTCAAGGAATCAACAGAACAACTTGGGTCATTAACTTTTAGCGAATTAATAAAACAACTTGGGTCAGCTAAAGTAACTCCAAAAACACAAGAAGAATTTTGAATATTAATGTCAACAACACAACTTTCCATTTCAATTGTAATTTGAAATGCACATCCAAATGTACAATCAAGAATTTTAAAAACTTGGCATCCATTAGCATCAACTAATAAAAGCATTATTTGTGGAGCAGTATTAAAAATTGAAGGTATTACCGTGTTATAATAAACTGTAGGTGGAACTGTAGTTCCTGTGGCAATAGTACCAATCAAAGACTGGTTATTACCGTATATGTCCGATATGTAAACATTAATCGGATTAGTACCTCCTGATATATCTGTAATTCTTATCTGCGTCATGTTAAACACATTATATCATAGACAATACTCAATTTAATAATAATTTCTTGTCCGTTTAATGAATTATTAGTTCGGCTTGTTTCAATTGTTATTTGATTATTAAGTTGGTCAATTATAACATTACCAACACCGTTAATACTCAACAACAAACTCTTAATTGTATCATACCATAAATTATCACTTGGCGCGACATTTAAAGAAGTTGAAGTAAAAAACGTCTGAGTTACCGAAGTACCTAATGGATTAACCATTACTTGTGCATTAAATGTTGCAGTAACTAAATCACAATTAGTATTTCCTGTTGTAAGGTCAGCAAATCCTTCGTTCATCATTTGAAGTAAACCATACTTAGTTGGTGATTGAACTTGAATTACTTCAGCCCCCATTACATACGTTTCATAAGAAACATATGAAGTTGCACAAGTAATTGTTGTACTTCTACTTAGTGTACATCCCGCAGCATCGGTTATAATCAAAGTGTATGTCCCCGCAGTTAATCCTGAGACTTGTATTTGTTGTGGATTACCCGAAACGTTATTAGACCAATTATAATTGAATGGTGGAGTCCCTGACGTTATAAAAGAAGTAATTGAACCACTTGAACCTTCTCCACATGAAGTGGAATATAATGAGAAGTCTAATCTTTCGCTTGGTTGAACGAAAACAACAGATGTTTGAGTACAACCTGTGGCGTCTGTAACCGTTACAATATGTTGACCTGAAGCAACATTAGAAAATGTAACAGCGGTTAAACTTGTGTCTATAATATTTGTAATTCCGTCCAACGAAAAATCGAATGGTTCTGTTCCACCTGTAGTTCTTGTGACAACAATTGTTCCGTTTCGTTGATTACAAGATGTACCTGTAACGTTTGTTGAAATAGTAAATTTATCTTCGGCGAGAATTGTTTTCTCATCCATATAATAACAACCTGAAGAATCACTTACGGCAACCGTATATGTTCCTGTTGTGAGAGCTGGAAATATGAAACTTGTTTGAGAATTTGTAAACGCACTTGTACTTCCATCAGGTTTAATTAATGTATATGTATATGGTAATGTTCCACCAATAACATTTATAAGAATCGAACCATCAATACTTGAACATGTAGAATTAGATGCAATTACCGAAACACTTGAAATACCTTGTGGTGTTTCTAAAGTTGTTCCCGCATTTAATGTACAAAACCCTGCATCTGTAACTAAGAAATTATATTGACCCGCAGTCAAATTACTAATAGTATATTGTTGAGAATACGATATTAATACGTCTCCAGTTGAGGCTGAGTAATAATATGGTGCAGTTCCACCTGTTATGATTAAAGTGACACTTCCATTTTGTTGTAAACACGATGGCGTTGTTGCGGTGAACGAACCAAACCCTATTGGGCTAACATTTGTAATATTTGTACCACGGCTAAGTACACATCCTTTACTATCAGTAATTTGAACTGAATAGGCACCTGCTGTAAGTCCTGTCAATGTACTTCCTGTTGTACCATCACTCCAAAGATATGAATATGGTGCTAAACCTGTTTGACCTGTAACAATTATTTTACCTATCGGTGTTCCCCCACAGCTTGAGTTAGGAACGGCGTACAATCCAAAATTAAATGATGGTGATTCTTCAATAATAAAAGTCTCACTTCTTCCTGTGCAACCACCCAAATCTTGAGCTTCTAAGAAATATGTTCCAGCAGACAGACTACCAAAAACTACCGTAGATAAGTTTGTTGCTGCGGAACTAATAAAATTATTAGAACCATCAAATAAATAATAATTTGTTGATGAATAATCTGATGTTGAGGTTCCTGTAACTGAACCATTGTTAAAGTCACAAGTTGTATTTGAGATACCAACAATACTTGCACAAACACCATCTGAAACAGGTATGTTAATATAAAATTCTTGGTTAACAGGTAATGTGGAATCATTGACCCTGATTACATATGTTTCAGGAAATAGTCCGCTTCTTGTTGAAAATGAAACCGCTTGGTCTTCTCCTAAATTAGGTGTTGTCCATTCAACAGTATATGGCGGTGTCCCTCCTGTAGGTGTTATATTAATCGCTCCCGCTCCTACCGATTGGCAGTCACCTGTTATTTGTAATATGTAATTGAATTGTGCCATTAATTAGTGTTACAATTTATATCTATCATTATACCTGTATTTAAACTCACGATTTCATCTAAATTTCTTGGTTCACAGGTTAAAGTTGTAATTCTTAAATTATTACCGTTTAAGAAGTATGTAAACCCATAATCGTATAAACTTGGTAAAGCTGCAATTAAAGCGTTCCTCCACTGTCTATTTGATGGAACATCGGTACTTCCATATCCTGTATAAAATAGTTGGTGTATTACGGTATCTGTTCCTATGTTTAAGTCAACATACCACTGAGATTCTATTGAATCCGCAATACATTGTGTTGACGATAAGTTATTTTGAACTAATAGTGCCGTGACTCTGTTATTCAATATCGCACTAAAGTTAGATACGTTTGTATCACCGTTCAACCACGGATATATGAAAAAATCAACATACTCAGTTGCACAATTATATTGGAATATGTTACCAATAATATAACAAGGGTCAACAGGTACTGGTATAAATTGACAACCACGTTGTCTCCTATAAACAAATTTTTGTTTTTGAAGAATTGAGTTTTCATATCTAATACCTCCGTTCCAAATTGTTGTTGCGGGTATCATTTGCTCTACTAACTTTAACCAATAGGGACCAATTCCCTCAACGTAGTCAATTAACTTTTGGTATGTGTATTGATTCGTTGGGACATCAGCACCTTCGGCCTCAATATACTTCCACCACAACGATTGTAGTGTTGGATATCCTCCTGTTTTACCATCAGTAATATATTGTCTATTTCTTGTATTAATCATATTCTCCCAAAAAGTTTGTGAGAATTCGAAGAACGTTTTTTTCTTTGGCTTAGGGTCAACATACGTCCAATCTACACCACCAGGAACAGGATATCCGACAGTTAATCCTGATTCAGGAATAGGATAATCATATTCTCTTGATGTATCCCAAATAGCATAAGTTAAACCTTGTCCTGGATTCATAAATATATCCACGTTTTTAACGTTCAAGACAAGTTTTTCGTTATCAACAAAGTAATAAGCGTTGTAGTCTCCTTGGGTTGATATTCTAATTTTTTCGTCATCTTTTAACCATGACTTATTATTATCAACAATCTTTCTCAACTTAAACCCTTCCGTCATATAAGGAAAATCTCTGAATCTATTCAAATATGTTTGACCATAAGTGAACGGTTGTAATTGAGTTTGAATATCATAATTTTGTCCTGTGAAAACATTTCCTGTAACCACCACATTATCAGGACTTCTATGTTGTGGAGTTGTTTCATACCAACCAGCTCCTATTTGGAAGAAGAAAGATTCTGTATCAACAGGAGCTTTAGGATAACCTTCAGCATCAATTGGGTAATCAGATAGTCTTATTGTTGTGTCTTCATAAACTGTAGTCGTGGTATAGGCTGTGAATGTTTGTCCTTTAACTTTATATGTTGCTCCAGGAATATATGATGGATACTCATTAACATAAGTTCCACCTGAAATTTGAGCGAATTGGGTTTCAAACTGTTCGAGATTAATTCTTTGGTCAGCCAAATAAATGTGTTCATTATATTCGATTAAAGAATCGGGAGCACCAATCAATCTCATAATAAACTCAACAGACCTCCTTGTTCCTTTTGATTTAAACAAGTAAGCAGCGTTTAGAATAAGATTTCTGTAAAAGGCATAATTTATTTCTGTTGGTGTTAATGCTCTAGCATAACCTGGATAAGTTGGTGTATTAGTATTACCAAATATTGATTCTAAAAAATTCTCTTCTGTAATTGGTGAAAAGTTAGATGTCCATCCTAAAGTTTGAGCTAAGTTAACTAATAATTGAGATGGTATATCATTTTCAGGATTGTAATTCACTGAGTTCATGTAAGCCAAAGCATCAATAAATTGCTTAACCTCATCAAAACTTCTACCGTAAATTTGAAATACCTTTTCAACCTTTCTACCGAGAGTATCAAATTCTTTTAATGAATCACTTACCAAGAATCTTGAAATTAAATTCGTTTTAAAACTATCTAAATTGACCGCAATATCTTGAAGTTGTGTTAGATAATTATCAAAATTGAACGACCTAATATCTAAATTCCATAAACCGTCTTTTGGCCATGTTACTTCTTGATTGTTAGTATAAAATTGACCGGCTTCATTTTGTTGTGGTACTTGGAAAGTCGCAGTGTATTCAGGTACAACTAATCTATTAACAAGAAATTTTTCAACCTCATCGAATGTCTCCAAAAACACTTTATCAACAATAAAATCATTTGGTCTTATTACATAATTCAAAAATGTCTCGGTATTTCCTGTTCCGAATGGTGCACCTTGAATAAAAAATTCAAGATAACCACTTGTTAAAGTATCTGAAGGTGTGAATCCGACAACTTTAAATAAATTGTTTTCCCCTTGGTCATTTGTGAATGCTATACAGTAATCAAGATAAGTGTTGTATAAGTTTCTATAAGGAGAGACTTCCAATTCTCTCACACTTAGATTTGTTGATGCACTGAAAGAATAATCAATATCGAAAGGGTTATTAAATCTATCAACATTAACTTTGAAATATGTTTCATCTTCAACTGAACTATACGATATATCGTATGCAGTTGCGCCAGTAACAAATGAACTGTTGTTGAACAATACGTCAATTGACGCTGGAAAATAATTAATAATTTTTAATACAGAAACGCTAAATCTTTTAGACAACGCTCCGTACATTGAGAAGTTAAGAACCTGAGAAACATCATAGTTAGGGTATACTCTGAATTGAGTAGCCATAATACGTCTACTTTCAGCCAAGTCTTCGATATTCATACTATCGAGAGTCATCGGTTCTGAGAACGCACCTACGTTAAACTTTCTATTAACCTTTTCAGTTATTCCAGTAGTGAACTCGAAATTACCTTGCGTCAGACCACCACCTTGTACGGTTTGTAAACCAACAATGTTGTCGGAGAAAGTCGCTGCCCCACTACCCGGTCTCGGCGGATAAAAAAATTTTGTACTTTTTATCGTTGTTGCCATTATCCTGTTATGTTTGTAAAGTTCTTACTGAAATCAATATTATTACCTCTACTTTGTCTAACCTCATATAACAACGCATTAAATTGGTCTCTAATTTCGTAAAGATTGTATTGTCTGTAGATGTTATTTTGAGAATCGTAAATAGTGTAGATACCGTCATCAATAGATTTAGTTTGATTACCGAATAGAGCAATCGCAAGAGATGAAATATCGTATTCAACCATTTCTACTTCGAGTGAGATTGGATTGAAGTAGGTGTTTGAAATAATAATACTTTGATTTGGCTGTCCGATAAATGGAGTAGCGTTTGGTTTGTTTGTTGGTGATGACGATGGTGATAATGTTAAAAACAATAAGTTAGCACTTCCATCAACATATCTATATCTAACAGACTTTTGAGTTGTATTCACTTCATTAGTAACAACTGGTTCACAGAAGAAGCTTGAAGTAATAACTCTAAAGAAGTTAGGTATTTTAGAACCATCAGGATTCAAATATTCAATTCTAAATCCAACAAGTCCTTGAGGTACAAATTTATTTTGATATTGTACCGGCACGTTTGTTAAATCAACCACGATACCCTTAACGTTTGGTAATGCACTTAATACACCACAATCTGTAATTACAGTTCTTATTTGTGCAGGTCTTAAATATAATGTATAAATTCCGAGAGCGTTGAATTGTTCTGCCGGTAATGTAAGATTATACAATCCACCCAATACTTCAACACCCGCATTCCCACCTGTTTCAGAATTATTGAAATAAGGTTGTAAGATACTTTGAGCATCTAATGTAGTAAGGACAACGTTATCGGTCACATCCCTTGTAGGAGTGTATGCCATAATAATGTCTACATCTTGAGGGCTAACATCTGAGGGTCTGATTGTACCGTATGAACCTATTGCCATAATTTAGTTTTTTAATAAATAGTTTAAGGTGCCTTTTGTAAATTGAAAAATCCATATCCATAGTTTAACATATCCCCCAAATTATCCACCTCCCCGAGTCTTTGAATTCTTTCGTATGCACTATTTTTACCTCTTTCCAAAAATACATTTGTTTGTATTTGTGGTTGGTCCATCACTTTAAGTAATGATTCCAATTTTGTTATTGGTACTGCCGTCAAATTGTTATCAGTAAATCCTGATGACTGTTCAAAGAATATGCTTGTACCGTCAGCATAATCATAAAAGTTTATTCCCGTTATCGTATACGCAGTATAGATAGGACTTATGTTCGTTATTGCTCCCCAAATTTCACCGTTCTTTATCACAGGTACTCCTACTTGGTATTTTGGAGTACCGTACAAGGCGAGTTCCGTAACCCTTGATTTAGTCAGACCTGAAACTGTGAATGGAACACTAACATAATTGTTTGATGTTTGAGCCGAAACCACATTGACAGCATCACCCGAAAATATGTAATCGTAGTTTACTGGTGTTCCGAACCAATTACCTCCCTTAGGTGTGAAATATGCTGTACCTTGTTGGTTATAAATTGTAACCGCAGAATAAGGTAAAGTAACGTTCTTCTCAACTTTAATAATACCCCACGGATTAACTTGTTCTAATTTTATGGTGTATGTTTTATTTGCTGAAGGATAAACGTGTGAAATTGAATTAGGTGTATATGTAGTAATTGATTGGGGTTGTGAATCATCTCCCCAAGAGATAACATACTTAGATAAATCCAAAAACTTTTGAAACTCACTTGAGGTGTTGTAGACATACACTCTGTATGGGTCGGCTGTTGTAGATGAGAAAATGAAATTAGATACCACATCTTTTTGCATAACCGCTCCGTCAAATGGCGTGTAATAACCAGCATCAACAGCAGTTTGTGTTAGGACAATGTTAAGGGTCAGACCTGTCAACAAAGAGGTACCATAGGTGTTACCACTTAATACTTGACTCATTCCTGAATAGACACCAACACTCTCACCTCTCCAATCAACAACTGATAGGTCCCCTATTATATTTTCTGGTGATACTATAAATTTATAATCTGCCATTATGGATTAACGTATTCATACCATTTTATCGGGAGTGGTGTTCCTTCTCTGTTACCTGTGATTGTATTAAAAACTTGATATGTTCTTTTATCGTAGTCCAACTTAACCTCATAATAGAAATATGTTAGATTATCGAAATTAAACTCCCCCTGAAGAGTTGATTGTGGCACTGTCATCATTTTTGTAAAGGTCCCTGTGTCCGCATTAAAGAATTTTGCAGACATATAGAATGTGTCCAAATCAATAAAAGTTCTTTTCTTTAACCAATAAATAAAGTAACCCTCTTTATCACCAACATAATCCAAAACAAAGTCGGGAATATTAATTGTGACTGGGGTTCTTTGTAAAATAGCATCCGTCTTTAATCCCTGTTGTGTCGGAATTATTATCGTAATATAATTCTTTTGTCTCTTATCATCTGTTGTGTCATACAAATCCAACTTGAAAAAAGAATTTGCAAAATTATTTTCATAATAATATATGTTACCTGTTGAGAATCCCTCACCTCTATAGTCTAATCTCCAATTTGCAGGATTAGTTAATGTTCCACCTGAATAGAAATAGAATTGATATTTGATTGCAGTTTCTTGTGATGCTCCTGAGAATGGTGCATTCGCAAATCTATCGACCTCAAAGTCTCTACCAACACCAATAACCTCGGTAATAATTTCTTGTTCATATAAATCAATACTTTCGGCAAGACCAACATAGTCCCAATCTAAACTAACAGGGATATTAACCTGTTTGTCAGTAAAAGTATCCCCTCTCATAATATATTTATTCACATCCATCTATCAACGGTTTTATAGGGAAATCAAATCCAAGTAAGGCTGAATTGAAGTTTATTCCTTCAGGTATTAATCTGAAAACGATATCCGTATAAGGATATTGAGCAGTATTGAAGAATGGATAATCCACACCTCTTGTTAAATTGTCTTTGAACCCAAAACTATACAGGTCTCTCCATCTGAATTGTTGGTCAGAGTTTGAGAAGTATGAGTATGATGGAACTTGGTCTATAAAATCAATTTCTCCTGTTTCAATATAATCAGAAAATACTCTAAGAGTCATCTTATTGTGTGGGGTATAATAAAAACCTGGAGAGTTTTGGTCTGTTTCTCTTGTTGTTTGGAAAATTCTTTGATTATACTTTATCTTATGATAGTATGGCGAAATAATTCTTTCGGTTTGTTCATAATCATTCCATTCACAAAAATCACCATCAATTAAATCATCTTTCTTTAAATCTGCATTGTAATAAAAAGTATATGTTCTTCCGCTTTGACTTCTCGTATAAGAAGAAACAGGAATATTTGAATTTGATTTATCGTTAGTCGTACTCCAATAACTGTTAGATACTTTAGTTAAATTAAATTCCCACCCTTGTTTCAGTCCTACATTATTAAAAGGAGCATTGAAGTATCCGCTATAACCTTTATTAATGATTGTTAAGTACAATTCACTAATTGGTCTTTTTTGATTATCTAAAATATTATTAAAATCCAAATCATAATTTACCGTAGCATTATATGCGTTACTACTTGTTAATTGTGATATTCTTGTAACATTATTCGGAGTAATCGAACTGTATTCTAATTTTTTAAGTTCACTGAATACATTCTTTTCAAATCCAGCTTTAGTCATTACTACATCTTCAAGGTTTGTTAATATCTTGTGTGTCCTAACATAATACTTAGACCTAGTTTCTTCTATATTATCAGGATTAGTAATTCTTCTGAATGTTCCGACAGTTTTATTTTGAAACGTAGTTCCTGTATACCCGATATTGTAGATACTAAAGATATATTCATCACTACCAAACAAGTCATTACCTAATGAGTACACTTGAAATAAGTTTTTACCGTTATAAAATATTGATAGTTCAACATATTCTCCGATTTTAAGCCCATGAGGAGCAATACATTGAAATGCAATTATTGGGCTTCCGTTTTGAGTACTATTATTAATTACAAATGGAATTCCTGTAGACGCTGTCCAAGTTAAATTTGTGTCATTCAAAGAATAATATAATTGCTTATTGTAGTTATTACTGTAACCATAACTTAAATAATAAGTCCAATTATAGGTATATGCACTTTTTGCTTTGTAGTCTACATGTTGGTCAGTGATATTAGGTCTGAAAAAATCAAACTCATAATATTGTGGTAATCCTTTCCAAATACCATTAGCCTTAGAGACTTCTGGTTGAGTGTAATATAAATTATATTGGAATGGTGTATATGTCGTTGTTCCTGTATAGGTATTCCCGTAAAGATATGTTACTTTAAATGTTGGTCTAAAAATTAAACACGCTTGTCTTTCATCGTCATATACTTGAGCCAAACTAATAGTGCTACTTCTGTCATACTCAATAATACCTTGACTTTTCTCTTCTAATGAAATAGAAATTTCTTGGTCAACAGATGGTGCCGATTGATACTCTAAATTACTCGGTATGATTTTATAGTTATTCAATTAAAGAATATTTTGTTTTGAATTTATCTAACGCGGATTCACCTTTGACAACTCCAAAATAGAATTGGAATGGTGCTCCAACAATGAATTTATCACTTGTTGCACCAACAGTTGAATAAACTCCATTAGAATCTACACTGAATATGTACCCTCTCGCATATAAATCATTAACACTTGATGTTGATGGTCTAAAATAATTTGGTTGAGTCAACTTAGTTCTATCCAATGATTGATATCTTTGGTTTTGAACGATATCTTCAGAGCCTGTCGCCCAACTATTATATTGGTTACCAAATATTGTTGTTGTATTATTTAATTTCCATTGATAGAATGGAACTACTTGAGATTTTATACCATAAGGATATGGATAGTTATTAGAATTATCGTCAGTTCTAAAATTAATTCTTCCCGGTGTAACAAAATCTTTAAATTGAATGTCGTTCGTTGATGATGAAAACCATACAGCAATTGTTGGGTCACTAGCAGTGCCTAAAATAGTTGTTGGGTCCGTTGTCGAACCAGGGACATTCTCATAATATTCAGGAGAAAACTTAATTACACCTTCTTCCGAGTTAATCGACATTAACTGAGCTAAGTCACCATCAATTCTTCTGGCCTGATTAAATAAACTAACATTATTTCTACTGAATAATTGATTTAACGCGTTGTCACCAACAGCAATTATTTGACTCAAAAAACCTTCATCAGTAATTCTTGAAATTACAAATAAATTAACCAAATCAGATACATCACCATAACTTGTTGAATCCAAAGTTGGCATGATATATCCTCTAGTAGTTGGGTCAAAAGTTATTTCTTGGTAGAAATAATCTTTCATTCCTAAGTTAATAATTGTTGTTGGAAATAGTAAATTTCTAACGTTCACACTACCATCAGGACCAGCAATACCGATGAATTTTTTACTACTATTATTAAATGGACTACTTCTATAATAGAAATTATTTGTTGCACTATCAAAATGAACCAAATCCGTACAAAATAAAGAAAATGGTTGATTCCTACTATTATATCTCGTATCAACTTGTACTGGAAACATATACAAACTACCATTAACCCAGTTATTCATAAATGATTGTGAAAGAACCCCTCTACATAAACCATAGAAAAATCTAAACCTAAAACCCCACTCAGCAAAAGTGCCTAAGTCTTTAATTAAATCTGTTAACGGTCTTCTCATGAATAAGTAACAACCATTTTCTACCACATCGTCCACCGTACACTGCTGATTAATTTCAAAGTTAGTTCCGAACCCTTTATAACATTTTAATCCAACCATTGATTCACAATTAAAGCTCTCCAAAACTTTAACTGAGTTTGTAAGACCTTCCAAATCAGGTGTTACAATGTCGGCACCAGTTGTGAATGAAGAACTACTAATATCGTCACCATCAGTATTAAGAAGGTATATTGCAAAATTATTGTTTTGTTGTAGTAAAGAAGGATTGTTTGTAAAACTTCCACCATCCAAAGAATCCGATGTGGGCAATCTATCGGTTCTCAACACATTTAATTGAGAAGTACTAATTGTTATTGAGTTCGTAGGATTTGAAAATATACTATTAGTATAGTATGAGTAATTAAAATAATTTTGATAGGTAGATGGTACAAATCCACTTCTCACATAGTCGACACATCCTATTAATCCCGCTCCTGATAAATCCTCAGAACCATCATAAAATGAACTACTCGGATTATTGTCATAAAATCCATTAGATGTTTTTGTAATTATTTCACCATTGTTTGTTGTACCATAAGTGGTTGTTACTTCAGAACTTAAAAGACCATAATACGCTGTATTGGTTGTTGTATATCCAGTAAATTGACCTCCAGACACAGTACTACCGCTAACGCCTGGACTAAAAAAGTATGATTGATAAAAAATATCATTCTGATTACTGTATCCTTGTATTGTTGTTGATGTATTAGTTAATTTTTGTATTGGTATATTTAGTCTTGTTTCTGCGGTGAAAGTCCAATTAGAATCTGATTCATCGGTACCAAATATATCACCTAAACTATATTCATTTTTGTATTTTGGTGAATAAGGGTCAACACCCCTTTGTAAAACTAAAACATATTGACTCTGAAAATCAGAAAAATAATCTGAAGCTTTTAAATCAATACTAGCTGTTGAATGTGCGTATGTACCAACATTTGGTACTCTAACCCAAAAATCAACACCCGTACTTGATTCGAAAAGATTTGGAAAAGATTGTAAATCACTACTATTCCAAATTGATGTAGCTTGAGATACCGTTAATGCAGTTACTACTTGAAAATACTCTACGTCTGCAGGAAACTTATAATTATTTTCAACTGAACCATATGGGAGATTATAAACTATTGTAGGTGAATTAACGTATTGTGAAGTTGCGTAACTAACATTAATTGTTGTCGCACCTGAACCATTATATGAAGTACCACTTATACCTGTTTCAACACCGTTAATTGTATCTGCACTATACAAATAGTTCGTATCTGTTGTTCCACTAATGTTGATGAAAGTTAATAAATCACCCGCACTGTATTGTTCTGTCGATAAGACCGTTAAGGTATTATCATAATGATACTTCCCATTATTCGAATCTTTAGCAAAAGTAACTTTCATTTTATTTTTACCAATGAAATAATTTTTTCGTTGATTGAATATATTCACTCGTTCTCCCAATGGTAAAGATTTTGATGAAGCGAAGGCTGATTGGGTTGAATCTCCATTAACAAGTGCAACGGTTTGAGATAGTGGTAATTTATAAACATTAGAGTTATTAACAAACGCAGCAGTATTTTGACCTGCCAACGCCTCACTAAACGCCGCGGCCACTACACTACTATTTGTTGTGTCTCCAGAAAAATAATCTGTTAATAAACCATCATAACTTAATGGTGATGAGAGATAACTTAAAAATCCATTTGATGATGCATTTAATGCTAACGATGGGGAGGTTTTTATAGTTGAGCTACAGTCACACGCCTGACAGTCAGGATATGTAATCATAGGTAATCTTATAGTATAATCCTTTTTTTCACATTTAATTCCAAGATTTCTACAAATAAAAGCAAATGGACGACCTCCCAATATTTTAATATTACATATCGAACAGAGAGCATTTATTACAATATTATACAAGTAAATTAAAATGTGGGCAATAATCAAAACTGAAATTCCTATTGGTTGAATTATTGTGAATAAAATAGAAAACACAAAGAATAACAAATCAAAGTTTCTAAATCCGTCATTGACAGGGAATTTATTCACTGAACTCGCACAATCGTCATTATCTATTTCTTTAATACCGATAAATCTACCTTTTGCACCCTTCTTATACTCATCAATTAAACCAGCAACGGTATAAACTCTATTGAATTTAAACTCATAAAACGTATCTTCACAATCAATTGCCTCGTTTAACCTGTCTATTTTTTGAGCTCCGTTAAATCCGTTTGTGTATCCACTCCAAGCTAACCCGAAATAATAAGAACTATCTAACTGCCTACTATCAGGACCATATTCTTTAATATTTGGGACTAAGTAATTTGGTCTTCTTGTTTGAGTTGTTAAAGCGGCTGGTTGTTGCCATTTTATTTTGAATCTATACTTAGCCTTTGTTGGAATACCTACAGTTGGGTCATTAGATAATACTTTTTCACCAAATTGATTTGTTACCAAATAATCTAAATTCATCGGTAATTCAGTTAACCATGTTCCACTACCATCAATTACATTACCCGCCTGTTCTAGTTGGTATACTTCTAATATTGGATTACCATCAGAATCTTGTTGAATGGTTTGTCTTATTGCCAAAATTTGTCCGGGTCCCGCAACCAAAGAACACAGATTACCCATATTATCTCTCGGTTTACAATTTCTTCTGACTCTAAAGGAATCCGCTGTTGAATATATTGAACCCATAAATGTGGACGTAGGCTGAATATCGATATTAGCATCGTTTCTTAAATCAAAATCAATTCTATTAATTGCAATTTGACATATATCAGGGTCACCCCACAAAGGAGATATCTCAGCATTTGTTGTTAAATTAACAATCTGTGGTAATGAATTAAGGTCTGTGGATGTTCTAAATTGATTTCCAGCAACTTGTGCTTCAGTTGCTCTACCCATTCTAATTAAGTCCTGAGGTGTTAATGAAAACTCACCGATATCAGACAAGTCAACATCCATTACGATAGTTTGACTACCTAATGGAACACCCATAATCATGTAATCACCACTTTCATTTGTTCTAGCAGTAAGTCTATAGTATTTGTCGTAGATTTCAACTGCAGTTCCCCCTGTTAATGCATCTGTTCTTGATGGTAAAGTACCTGTGGCAGCGTGTTTTGAGTATGATTTTTCGTATGGTAATAAATTATATCTATATCCATCACTATTTATATCCGTAATCGATTTATACGGGTAGATACTTTGGATAATTGGGTTTGATTCGTCAATACTTTCGATTGGAATGAAAATAGAAACTCTTGCATTTGGAAGACCAAAACCATTGTTAGCACTAACCCTTCCCACTATAACACCATAATCAGCACAGCTTCTTGTATAGATATCAGACTGTTGTATCTTTATCGAAAGTATTTCAAGAAATTCAAATTCTTGGTCTAACTGAAGATTGATTGTTTTATTGACCCCGACCTCTGTTGGTATTCTATATGATTGACCCATTAAATGGTTTTAACTATAAATAGTTTATGCGGTATTTTATCAAGAAAATACACCACATTAATTATAGTTCAAAGAAGGTAAAAATAAACTTATGAGAACGTAACGGATTGGAAGTTCTTAACAGATACTCTAATATCCTTATTAGGATATCTAATTTGATAAACCTGTGAAGGTTGTGCAAAGATTGTATCGTCAACTGGTCTGATTAATTTTGTTTCAGGGTCAGCATAAACCATCGAGGTTTCTGCGGATGAATATTGTCCCCCAACTTCATTATAAATATCAAGACCTGCAACTGTTAACACTCCATTTAGATTTTGAATAATGCTTCTGATTTCGGATAGATAGATATTCTGACCAAGTTGTCTTGTTTGAGGATTGAAGTATGTTGATACTGCATCGATAACAGACGAAATAATTTGACCTGAGTTTTGAGCCGCGTCTAAAACAATTGAAACATCAACACTTACATCAATTACTTCAGCGGTAAATATTGAAATGTAATCGTTCATCATTCTATAGTTAGATAGATAATTTGCAATATTTTGTTTCAAGGTATTAGATACAATATTCGTTAATTTTCCCGAAGTATCGTATGATAATATTTGAATCATTATTTTATTATCGTTTTCAGTAATAGATACTTTTGCAGGTGCTCCGAACTGAGCTGGCATGTTTCTAATAATCGATTCGTAATCTTGGACTGTCACAGCTCTCTTTTGTGCTGAGAAGTTGAATGATACGTAGTTTCTAATTTCTTCAATTGTTGGTACACCTGCTCCACCAATAGCTGCCGTTACGTTATTACATCTCAAAGAATTAATCACCGATGAGTTAGTTGCCTCTGAAGGTCCGTTAACAAAGAATGATACAGTACCAATTTGATTGATTACGTTCGTACCTAAGTTGGTTTGTAATCCACCTCCAACTCTATACTGAATAAACAGTGTTGAGTTTGGTGATAACGCAGCCCCTAATGAAACGTTATTAGAATATCTCTGAAGTTCTAATGTTGTTCCTAAAGTAGTGAATTGGTCTAAAGCATCTTGAGCGGTATTTGTTCCACCACCAAATGTCATTTTCTTAAATCCTTCTGCGGTAAATTCACTGATAAATCTATCTTGTGTTTGGATATATCTACCAACTTTAATACCAGGCTGGTCTGAAACTTTTGTTGGGTCTTCAATAAAAACTCTATCTTCCGCTAAAGCATCTACCTCGTACCATCTGTTAGTCACCCCCAAAAATTCAGCTGATGTCGGTACGTTCGTGTATTCGGTTCCGTCTTTTAATAGAACACTCGTGATACCTAAAACATTCTTTTCAGGTAAAAATAATTCAAAGAATGGTTTTACGTCATTTGGTGTGATAACTCTTTTGAACACTTTGGTAATACCATTAACAACAACCTCTCTTTTTGTGATTGTGTAATTTACTAATATACCATTGGCGTTGAAGTTGGGAATCTTTAATCTGTTAGGGAAACCTTGAGCGTTATATGGTGATGTAAAATCAATATCATATTGGTTTTCGAAAACCAATCCAGCACCAATAACTTGAGACCCTCTCAACAAAGTACCAAGATATCTCTCATCCTCTTTATCACCAAATGCGGGTACTGTAATTGAGAAATCAACCAAAGAAACTGAAGGTCTTTGACCCGGTAACTTTAGACCGTATGTTCTGGCAATGTTATAAATTGACGACTTTTGTTGAGCATACTGAAGAACTGTCTCTTGTATACTTCTATCAATGTGATAGTGTAAATTATCTGCAACAGCGGCATTCAAATCTAAGAACACTGAGAAAACTGAAGCGTCATTAAAATCCTGAATTAAGTCAGGATAGTAAGTTCTAACATAGTTTAACAGTTCGGTTCTTATTCCTTCGAAGTCTCGGGTTGTGTATGATATCTTACGATTAGCCATCTATCTTAAATATTGATAATTAGAAAATCACTCTGAGAAAACGTTTGGGCATTAACTGAGTAATCTATTTTTATTTTTGCAGTATATTCTGATGTTCCTTTACCGGGGAATCTGTATATTGAAGATTCACTAGTCCCAACAAAATTTTGACCCGTCGCAATATCAACTTCTTCTTGTGGGTCAGCCGGTGTAATTGTTATATTATTGAGTAATAGATTCGGCATAAAATTTTCAACTGCATCTCTAATATCTGATTCAATAGCATTAAAAGTAAGTCCATCAAATGGTTCAAAAAGAAATTCATACAATCTTGTACCAAATGTTGGTAAATAATATCTTGAACCCTTTCTAGTTAAAAGAAGATGTAATAGACTTGACTTAATTGCATCCCTTTGAAATTCGGTTAATCTTAAGTAATCTCCTCTTAGTGAATCCGCGAATGGAAATTCAAGACCATATGTTATACCATTTGCCATATCACATAAATATACATGGATTAATTTTTTCTTAAAGAGATACTTCCTCTTGTGTGTTTGGGGTCGTAAGGACAATGTCTACAATAATTACCACAACATGAACCTCTTCTTATGTGAAATTGTGCAGTAAATATAAGTCTGTCACCTTCCATGTAATAATCAGAAGGGAGGAGTTTTTTTGACTCCTCCCTCTTATTATTATCTATTTCCGTGGATTGAACTATAGATTCCATTAATAATATTTTGAACTAAATTATCGTGTACCATTTATTTAATTTCGCAAGCACCCCCCGCACATGCTAGTTCACCACTTAAATCTGTATCATCGTGCATTTCAACGATTTGAGATAAATCAACATCGTGAAGAGACTTCATCAAATCATCATATTTTTCTTTGGTACAATCTTCAAACGGTGCTTGAATATAACTACCTCCGTCATATGGTAAACAAGATAAACCATTATAGTATTCTTTGTTATCCCACATCCACTCACCAACTGCTGGCCACTCATGTTCTCTAATTGAGATAGTTGCCGATACGTTATGTGCATTGTTTCCATTTCTATGTCCTGGTTTAATCCACTCTTGTTGAACTTTTTTCACCCTCTCCAACAATTGGATTGGTGATTCGTTTCTTAAGATTGACCCCTCAGGTGCTTTTTGTGGAATTCCAATAACCGCTGTGTCGTGTGGTCTGAAGTATTCATCTTCAACTAATTCAGGATGATTAATCTTCAAGTGTGAATAAATTGCTTCGTTCTTTCCAACTCTAACTCTTCTAATATAATAATCATTGTGCCAAGCGTGAATACCTGAAGATGTTCCTAATGTTAAGGATGTTGTTCCCGCAGGTTTAACAGTTGTTGTTCTTGCAGAAGGATTAATTTTTATTAACTCAGCAACTATTTTGTTTTCTTCTTTTACAACTTTAGCCGCCGCTTTCATATTCAAACCTAAAACCGCCCCTGAACCGATACCTGTCATTGAAATTCCAATTAACGCATCTTTTTCAGTTGTTCTTTGCCAAATTGGTCTTAAGTAGTGGAAGTTAGTATATCCCGCTTGTAATGTACCAATGAATGATGCCGCTCTAACTCTAGTCTCATAATCTTCTTGTGAAGCAACGTTAGATACGTTAACCTCCGTAAGATTACAGAATTGAAATGGTCTTAATGCGATTTCACAACAAGGGTTAGTTCCCCAATCTTTATCATTACTTAAGTAGATACCAGGTTCACCAGCTCCACTCGCTTCGATTCTCTTCCATAAATCCATGAAATAATCTTTGGTGATTTTGTGTCTCATCAAAACTGCAGAGTTATTAGCTCTACCTCTTTGTGGATTTTTTTCCCACCACGCTCCACTTTTACAACCAATCATTTCTTCATCAGTCGCTGAAAATAATGAGATAAGAGCCGCTCTTCTGATACCACCAGCTAACACCGCATCTGCAATATGACAAACGATATCATGAACTTCAATTGGTTTTAATTTTTCACCATTGTGTTTTGAATCTAAGATTCCTTCAACTTTAATTAAACATTCTTTTAGTGGTTGAGGACCAGGGGCTTTACCACCTGAAGTGATAAGTCTTGCACCTTTTGGTCTGATGTCACTAAAATCAAATTCAATTTTAGAACCACCGAAGAAGTATGATTTAACCAACACTTTTACTGCGTCAGCCCATCCTTCGATTGAATCAGCAACTAACCATCTTCTACCTCTTTCTTTATTCGGTTTTCTAATTTCAGGTAAAACATCAACGTGATGTTTTTGTACTGAATAACCAACTCCTGTTCCACCTAATAATAAGAACATAATTTCTGAAAATACTCTCCAATCATCAATCGGGGCAAATGCACAGTTATAAATTCTGTTTGGTGAAATCTCGATAGGTTTTCCTGCAAATTGCATTGACCTCATTGATGGAAGAACCTCTTTGTTATAAACAAACTTGTAGTTCTCTCTGATTTCATTCTCTAATTGTGGATACTGCTTAATATGCATCTCCATGTTTCTTGTCACCAACTCGTGCCAAGTTTCTCTTCTTTTTAACTCAGGGATATACTTCGCGTATTTCATATACACTGTAATATCCGATAAAATCCTGTTTGAAATGTCCATTTTGTAAATTTTAAGGTGTAGATATTTTATTAAAAAATCAACGATTTTTATGATAAATATGTGTTCGAATACCAATCGACCAGCAAATTTAATAAAAAAAAATAAGTTTTTTGTGAAAAAAGTGTATATTTAATTAAATGGATTTTTGCTGAGCTTCTCTTTCTTTTCTTTTCTCGAGAAGTTCTTTGACTCTGTCCCTTTTTCTTTCCTCTTGTTGTCCCTCAAAACCTAAGAATGTAACTGAGGATTCTGTATCTATTTCAAGAAGTTCATTGTTAAACTTGCAATTTTCGAAGACAACTCCATCTTTACCAAGACGTGATTTTGTGATGGCTATCGTTGCTAAATTCATTTCTTTTTGTTGTAATGACTTAGCCACAGTAATGATTACGTGTCCTACTTGAGCCTTTTTGATTGAACCACCCATTTGGTCTGTAGTAACAACCTCAGATGAGATTGAGCTTCTATTACCTTGAGTTGCTGTCCATCCAGCAAGATTCAACTCGTGACACATACCTTCAAAGCCTCTCATTACAGAACCTTCAGCTTTCCACTCATCCTTAGCACTTGATTCAGGGAGAACACAATCAATATAATCCAATAGAATCATATCAATCTTTGTACCATCAGCAATAATTTTTCTAACTTGATTCTTGATTTGATTCATAGTCATACTGTCAGAAGCCAACTTCTTCAAGATTAACTCATTCTTCATCGTCTCTTTAATCTCAGTTATCTTACTCATTACAACGTCTTTATGAAGAACCAAATTATCTGGTTCAATCCCTGTCCACATTGTAAAATGTTTTCTTTGAATAATCTTTGGGTTGTCCTCAAAAAATATTTGAAGAACGTTATAACCCATATTAAATGCTGTGTTAGCAATCTTACATAAAACTGTGGTTTTACCAACCCCCGTAGGAGCCAATATAACCCCAATCTCACCCTTTGCAAGTCCACCCTTAAGTAGTTTGTCAATTCCACTGATACCCATTGGAATAGGGTGTCTGTAGTCTTCGTCGAGAACTGTGTCCAAGTTATCGAAAACATCTGTCTGACCTTTCTCAACTTCACCTACTTGTAGTGCCTCTCTGATAAGACCTTCCACCTTGTCGTAAGATTCAAAGTCACCTTCAGTAATAATCTTTTGTGATTTGTCCATCGCCTTCTGTAACTCTTGTTGTTTACAGAATTTTAATGCCTTCTCTTGAACAAAAGATGTTCCCTCAAACGGAGCATCTTTTACTTGTTTAAGTGTATCCAAAACAATCTTGGCAACAAGTTCTTGGGGTATTTCGGATTTCACAATCTGCTCTAGGGTATCAAAAGTAGGTGTCGACTCATACTTTATATGATACTCTTTAATCATCTGTATAATGATTTTAAAATACTTGTTGTCGAAGTATGAACTCTCGATAACATCCATAATTGAATGTGAAAAATCCTTATCGACAACTATTTGGTTGAGTAATTGTATCTGAAATGTATTCCCTAAATAATCAAAATTCTTGTTCATAATTGTTTTAAAATGTCCCCCCTCTATTATTAAATACTTACTTACTCAAGTCGAAATCCAAATATTGGTAAGATAATTTGTTGTTTGAAAAAATGTCAGTTAATTCTCTTAACACATCTTTCAAAAATGGTCGTACGTCTACCGTATAACGAACTTTCGGCGGAAATAATTTTCCATCAAATTGTCTATGACAAATTGTCTGTTCTCCAACTTTCACAAAAAGGTTAAATACTTCAGGACCATCTGTGAATGATGTATCCATAACTTTAGGGTCATGACTGATTGCATCTCTGTTGTCCATCATGTAAACAACTGTTTTCATCTTAAGATAATACTGTAACTCTTCTTTCAGAGCTTTGATGTACTCATACAAGTCCACCGAGTTCTTCGCCTTAGGGTTAAAACCTCTAACGTTGAAGAATCTTTGTACAACAATGTTGTCATTCAAAGTCAAAAGGAATTCCATTTTGGTGCTGTCCATTTCTTTCATTGCGTTTAATTTTTGTTTGTGTTCCGTTTTTCTTTTCTTATTAATTTTGTAAATGGTGTGAGAAAGTTAACCCAAGCCTCATCATCTTTTGGGAGGTACTTGAATAACCCATCTTCCATCATCATTCTCATTAGATTTTTATATCCCCTGTCAGTGGGGTCAATTGTATCAGTATAAATTTGTTCTACTAAGGTCTTCCCATCATCCGTGATTAGTGGGTTTGAAAGGTCTACAATTTGTTTGTTTGTGTTATAAAACTCTTCTCCAAGAATAGTTGATTTTGTCTTGCCTGTCAAAATATTTGATAAAGTTTTAATAGGTTTTTTTTGCGGGATATTTCGTGCAATATCGAGTAATTCTTCGATAGTGCATGGTTTTTCCTGCACTTGTGGGAAGTATTTTATTAAAGTTTTTTCACCAAGACCTTCAATTCCATCTATGTTATCTGATTTGTCACCTGTAAAGATTTTACATAACAATACGTTATAATGAGGTATCTCTACTTTATTTATGATAATGTTATCTCCGTTCTTGAAGTATTGTTTAGATACGGGTGAATAGATACTAATATTCTCGTTAATTAACTGAGTTAAGTCCTTATCAGCAGAAAAAACAATAATCTGTTCTTCAACAGCAACTTTACAATAATAAGCAATAAGGTCATCTGCCTCATTATTTATCATTTCAACTTGTCTTATGAAAATCTCTTCAAGGTATTCTTTAATTCTTGATTGTTGATTAAGATATGATTGGTACTTGTCCTCGTTCATATCTTGGCGTCTGTTAGCCTTATATTGTGGGTAGATTGATTTACGGATAGAAGAATTGGAATCCCAAAATACAACCACTTTATCGTGGTCATGTTCTTCTAAGAATCTTCTAAGAATGTTTATAAAGTGATAGATTCCACCTAAATGGTCCCCATCACTGTATAAATCTCTGACTCCGTGAAATCCTATTTTAAATAAATTGTTTCCGTCTACTAAAAGTGTTTTAATCACTTTGTTAAATTAGAGGTGATAAAAATTGTTTTACTCGCTGATATCATCAGTTGTTTCTTCTAAAGTTAACTCACCTGTTCCTGACAAGATACCGTTCCAATACTGTGAGTATTCTTTTTTGTATGCCTCCAAAGCCTCTTTGGTATCTTCGATATAACCTTGTGGTACTGCAATCAACTTACCGTCATTGTAACCCAAACCATTAACGTGGTTCTTCAAGATTGAAATCTTAGTTCTGATAGCGTATCTTACAGTTCTTCCACCTTTGGTTGCAGTGATGTGGTTAATACCAGCACTTGCTTGGTTACCAAAAAGGAATACCAATGATGACGCTAACCATAGAGCCTCTCCACCTTTTGCCTTAATTGTTGGTTGACCAAACGGATTGTCAGGAAGAGCAACCCAAGGTTGATTTACAACCACTAAAGTATTGTAGTAAGCATAGTCTTCTTTCTTTGATTTAGAAATTCTTGAGTGAACTCCCATACCAATCTTGTCAGCAAGTGTTGCCGCATTATGTTGTTTACCACCCTTACCATCGAAAGTCATCTTACAAGGAATTGAACCTACTGAATCCCAAAGGAATAAAATAGATTGTTGTATTTCACCTTTCTCTTGAGCATCTAACACTTCATTAATAAACTCAGTTACTTGTTCAATATAATCAAAACTATCATTAAAGATAAAGTCACCATCCCACTCACCTTCAGAGTTCTTCTTGGCATCCAAACCTAATTCAACAGCATGTTCCCAACTCCATTTCTTTTCAGTAATGATAAAGACAGGTAAGTGTCCTTTCTTTTGAGCATCAGCCGCAGCTAATATCATAGCAGTTGTCTTAGAACTATTACTATGTCCTAAGAACATATTAATACCTCCCATAACAGGGCCTGGTAGTCCACTAGCATTTAGGAAAGCTTCTCCACAAAAGTAGTAAGCTGTTTCTTTATACTTTGTTTTGGTTGAGAACTTATCTTTAAATCCTCCACCACCTTCTTTTTTCTTAATTGCCGCCATTTTTTTTTCTTTTAATGTTTGGTAATTTACTTTCTTTTAGTGTAATATAGAATGAATCATCTTCTTCATATAGTACACCAATCTCTTCTTTGTGGAATGTTACTAAAGTAAAATATGATTCCCCTTCCTCATTTTCACGTTTCAACATACCGAATAAAATTGTATCACCAATTTGTTTACCTCTACCTGAAAAGTAATTCTTGTGTTCTAACTCACTTAATAACTCATAAGACAATACTCTATTGTCTCTTAGTTGTAAATCGATTTCTTCTTTAAATGTCATATAATAAATTAAAAAAGGGTGGAGTATTACCTCCACCCGTATAAATTAGAATGGTAAATCTGAATCAGCCTCATCTTCAGCTTGAGGGTCAACTGCCTTTGCAGGTGCTGCCTTTTTGCTACCACCGAAAGTTTCTTCAGCAACCGTTGCATCACCGTAAACGTATCCACCTTTTTCAGTGTCCCATTTTGGTGTCTCACCTCTTGCAATCGCCTCAAGGTATTCAACAGGTTTTTTAGAATATACATCCAACCAAGTTAACTCGTCATTAATCCAAGCATTAGCTTGCTCTTTTTCTGCGTGAACAGGAGCTTGGTCTTCGTACATAATTGTAGATACACTTGTGTACTCTTTACCTGCCGGTGTTTTAGATTTTGTTAACTCGATGATTAAATCACGTCCTGTTGTAGGGTCAGTGATATCACCTTTGTTTCTCCAAATTGGAATGATTTTGTCCAAGATACCATCGTTCTTGTAATTGTGTTTGAATCTCCAAAACTTTGGACCGTCTTCTTCGTGGTCTCTGTCGATTACTTTAACGATATAGAACTTACGAGACTTATATTGTTTCGCCAATTCTTTATCCGATTCTTTGCCCGTAGACATCAATTCTTCATAAACCTCATTCAAAGGTGAACGCTCGTTGTCATTCTTTCCTGGGTCGTAGAACTTCTGCCATTGACCACCAACTTGAATTTCGTGGTACCAAGCTTCTTTAAACGGTGATGAACCGTCTTGAGTAGGAAGGATTCTTACTCTTCTCTGTCCTGATTTCTCTTTATCACCAAGGATTAAAGCGAAATACTTTTTCATTCTTTCGTCTTGCGACATTTTACTTTGGGCCCCGCCCGATGAATTCTGTGATTTCTCATACTGTGCCAATACGGCGTCTAATACGTTACTCATGTTTTTTTGATTAAAATTATTAAATTGTTTATTAAATATAAGTATAAATTGGTTCTATGTCAAATAAAAAAAGGTCATCTTTCGATGACCTTCTTATTAATTATTTTATTCAATTACATTAAATCGTTTTCTGTTGGTTGGAATGATTTTTTGACATCATTCGCATTAATATCAGTAACGTCATCTGATGTTAACACATAATCTTTCTTACCTGTTAATTCCATTTCTTCTTTCTTATCTTCAAAAAAATCAGATAATTTTTGGTTGAAAGGATAAGAATCATAAGACCTTAACTCCAATTTCTCTTGAGGAGTTTTTTCTCTGTATTTCTCAATCTTAGCTTCAAGAGTATTTAATTTGGACATGATTTGGTCCATCTCTCCTAACCTTGATTCTAATTTAGTTAATTGACCAAATAGATTTTCAAAATAATCTTCTTGCTTTTGTTCAATACTTTTTTGAGAATCAACGAGTTCAGTGATATCTAATTCTTCACTACCACTTTCTTCATCATCTTTCTTTTCTTCAGATTCACCTTCATCATCAATCTTTTCAACATCAGGGTCATTTGCAACATCAATTGGTTGAGGTGTTGCGTCTGCCGCTGGTGCTGCTGGTGGGGGTGCCGCTGCTGCAGGGTCTGCAGGTGGTGGTGGTGCTACCGCTCCTAAGTCAGCCGCTGGGTCAGCAGGTGGTGGAGGAACTGCAGCATCTAAAGCTTGCTCAGTTATGTATTTGTTGATATTTCTATATCTTTCAATTTCGCTGATAATTTTTCTATCTAAGCTCATGTTGTTATCCGTTTAAAAGTTGTTTTATTCCTTTGGCAGTTTCTACTCTAACTCTTCTGTTAGCTGTTGTTTGATGGCCTGCTCTTTCAATTAGTCCATCTCTTTCTCTTACTGTATAACAGTCGCCAGTATCCAAATCACAAACTTGTTTACTTCCGTCTCCGTTATCTTCCTCAGAATATCTCACTGATTTTCCAAGGTAATTGTTCAATGCTGATTTTAAGTCCATAAAAATCTTTTATTATAAATATACTAATTCACCGTTAAATTAAGTTTTTAAGATTTTGAACTTGTACGATGTGTTTATTTGTTTTTTATTTTTGTCTGTTGGTATTGTTGTTAAGAACACTCCTCCAAGTATTTCCTTTGTTTTTTGGATTTCTTCTTTTGTAAATTCTCCGCTGTTTTCTATTATATCATCAATATCAAGTGAGCTAATAGAAAATAATTGTCCTCTATTTAAAACATATCCAGTCTTTGTGAATCCAGCTTCTCCAATTAACACCTTTTTTATTGAATTGTTTGCACCTATCTCATAACCAAATAATTGTAATTGTATATTCACGCTCTCGTTTATAGTCCATGTACCAACTTGATTGTCTGTATTCACATTAGCCTTTATGTTTACCATAGTTCCTGTTGGAAGTGTTGTAATTGTTTCAAGTAAAACTTTAGGTCCTGTTTGTCCGTCGTTGAATGTAGAGCTCTCATCATTAGCAATTTTTGTTTGGTCTTGTTGACTCACATTAGTTGTATTTTTTGGTATCGCGGAGCCGAGAGTATTTGTAGTCGCAGGGTCATAAGTAAACTTACCACTACTTGTCGCATTACCAAACTGACCTTTAACGGAAACCTCAATACCTTGTGTTGTATTTATCGTTACTTTAGGTACTGTAACAATAATCTGAGTTCCGTCTTTAGATTTTATAAGTCCTTTAATAACCTTGACATTACCATTGAATGTAACCTCTGTTACTGAATCAAGTTGTTTTCCTTTAATAGTTAAAATGGTATTCTCACCACCTAAGGTAGGAGTAAACGATGTTATAGAAGGTGGTAAACATGCACTAGTTCCTGAAGTACCACTAGTACCAGAAGTTCCAGCAGTACTACTTGTACCAGACGTTCCTGATGTACCACTAGTACCAGAGGTTCCAGCAGTGCCACTTGTACCAGACGTTCCTGATGTACCACTAGTACCAGAACTTCCATTAGCACCATCCAAGTCAGGCAATCCTAAACTATTTGCCGATTTAATCGCCTTCTCAAAAGTTTCTTGTACTGTTTTAAATTCTTTATCTTTGTTTGTATCGTAATACTGCTCAGTTAAATTAGAAATTGGCCAATAACAAACATAATACTTTATTAATCCCAATTGTGTTATTCTTTTAATGTTAGGTTGTAATTTCGAAATCATGAAATCAATGAATCTACCTACATTTTCAAAGTTTGCAATTGGTAAAATATTAGTACTTGTTTTTGTTGTTGAATTAGTCTTAGCAACATCTAAACAAACATATTTCTTTTGGGCTTGAGTAAAATATACATTGTTATTACCGTAATCTAAATCTAATGTTACAGACGCAAAGTTATTATTTACACCCACAAATGTTGATGTTTTAGGTCCAGGTTGATTAGTTCTAACATAACAAATACAGTAAATAATTGTCTGAAGTATTCCATTAGTTGTTTTAGAAACAATTGCATCTTTGAATGCTTTTGCATCCAATGATGTTGTTTGAGCAACATCCGTAACCCATCCCTGCTCACTGTATATCGGATTTAACTTTGCAGTACAAGAATTTTGTTCCGCAGTTTTTGCCGCTGCCTCTTGAACTACTTTAGCAGCCTTATTAATATCAGTCGATGCAATTGCAGGATTAGGCGGTTCGTCTTTTTTGTTCAATACTGCTTGTTCAATTTTAGTTAAAAGATTTTGATTTATACTTTGTAAGAAGGTATCAATTGCCGGTAAATCAAACATACCTTGTCTAACACCTGTAAGTGTTGTTTCAAAACCACCAGGACTAATAGCATGAGAAACATCCGTAATCATATATGGTCCATTAAACATCGGTACGTGTTGTAAATTAAAATACATTGTAGGTTGCAATAACGCATTTCCTAAACATTGTACCGTACACTTATAACTTCTTTGTTTATACAAATTATACAAACTAACGTTTTGAGTTGCAACATTTCTACCATTCGCTTGGTTAATCATATTCAACTCGGTATTAATTGATTCGGATGTTGCTTTACCAGCTTCTTGAGAAACTTGAAACGAATAGAAAACATTTTGATTTCTTATTCCTATCTCAACATTAAAACCAACACACCTATTTGACAAACCATAATCCTTCTTATTTTGCATATTCTCAATTAAAGGATTTTCAGACGCTCTTCTCATCTCGAAACTATCATCTCTAAATCTAAAATTACCTTTTGGTAAGTTCAAATACTCTGAAGGTTTACCAACATAAAAACAAATCATTTTTGGACCTGAGTCTCTGTAATCAACATTTAAAAATGTTCCCCACATATTGTTAGCAAACTGTAATGAACCTTCACTTTTCGTGAAATTAACACCTGTAACGTCTTGTACGTTGTAGAAGTTAACATATGCTGGTAATGGCATAACATTAAAGTTATTCTTAATTAAAATTCCACTAATCAATGTGAATACGCTCATTGATTCGGTATAGGCGTTTTGGTTTAAAACATTTTGTAAATCAAATATATCTATGATAACTGTGTCACCGATGTTTCTTGAAGCTCTGTCTAAGAACAACATATCTTCAAATAACGTTTTTGTTTTGTAGTCTCCACCAGCAATCCATTTGTCATTAAGAGCTTTAAACATTTCATAGTTTTCAACTTTGGATTGTTGTCCGTCTATAACTGATTGAATTACTTTTTCAGGTAGTTGTGATTGTTCAGGTAGTTTCGCTCTGACTGAAGACATTGTATCATTTATTATAAGACTTTGTAAATTACTACCATTTGAAATAAACTCTGTGATTTGATTTTTAAATGATGTACTTGTTATCGATGGGTCTAATAACTTTCTTGTCGCATATATCTTAATTAATTGTGATAACAACGTGATGTTTTGAACCGTGAACGCAACGTTGTTATCAACAAAGAAGTCTGTAATATATGAACCTCTATCGGTGTATATCAAGTTTTCTATTGTTGAAAATCCTACCTCAGTTTTCAATGCCGCCCATTGTGTCGAATAACTCGCCTGACTTTGAGCAAGACTAATATTACCCCCCAATGTTGGTAACGTTCCTTTTTGATAAACCCCGAAGTTAATTGGGTCTATAACGTCATTAATGAATGAGTTGAAAACTCTTCTATTATAATTTCCAGGATTACCGTATCTCAAAAGGACATCATACTCCATAAAACTTTTTATGTTAGATGCAAACACTTGTGCTTGAGTCGCCGCTGTGTCTTTAAAATATTGTTCTTCTGTTCCCCCGTTTTGAGCTGGTACTGTCATCAAAGTTCTCATCAACGCTTGGAAATTCTTAAAGTTGGCATTGGTATCTATTGGTGATTGTCCAAGACCTACAATACTTAAAGCTCCGTTTAAAGTGTTGTTCGGTTTACAGAAACTTAAAAACTCTTGTTCAAACTGATTTAAAATTGACTTATCGAACACAGAAAAAATTTCTTCTATCTTAGTGTAAGTATCACCTGAAAGAAGCGTCATTGGTGATTGATTCGAAGATAATGTTTCATTTAAAGATAGTGGATTAATATAATTCATATAAGAATCCGGCTTTGGTTTAACGATTGTTGTCGAATCGAAATACCCATAGTTAGGTGCTGCCCATAGTGTTCTGACACTTCCGTTATACATTGATTGGTTACTACTTAAATTAACAACAGTCTTATTGTTACTAATACATTGTGCCGCTGTCTGATTGAGTACGGTACCAAAAGAAGGTACAACATAATATTCCAATCCAACTGTATTATTAGCGGGAACACAAACATCCGCCGTTTTCGTTGAGTTATCTATTAAGTCAGGTATCATAACACTAAAAGGCTTAACATCAACGTATCTATCTCCTTGAAGAACCGAGTTTATGTTCGATTCTTTAATTGAGAATAACTTCATCCCTCTATTTAAACTTCTTTGAATTTCTTCGTTTGTATAGTTTTGATATAAATCATATCCATTGTAGAAGTAGTTGAAATCATTAACAACTTTAGGATAGAATCCATTTTGTATTGTAATTCGGGTTGTTGTTTCGCTTTGAAGAACAATTTTTTCTGTTCTAATTTGTCCATCAACACCTTTCACTTGATAACTATATTCATGAGCGACTGAACCTCCTATTGGGTCGTAGTTGGTAATATAATTAAAGTTTGTCCACGCGGTATCTAATATATCAACACCTGTTTCTGTATATCTTTTATATCTATGCCAAATAGAACCCATCTTCAATATCCAAGCGTAGGGCACCTTATGCAGTGCTCCAAATTTTTTGAATACCGACGCCATATAGTCCAAGTCAGTAGTCTTACCATTCTCATATGTCTTATATCTTTCTCTTAATGAAATTAGTGGTAAAGAATTAATAAACAGATAAGCTCCTTGAACATACGGATATAGGTCACTTCTTCTTTGATTATAAACACCATTTTGAATTGCATTTACAAAAAATGGTGTATTAATAATTGATGTTGTTGTTTGGGCTGTAAAAGTCGATACTGGTGATGGAAAATAACAATATCCCTCAGTTGGGTAAAATTCGTCTTGTCCTCTAAAACTATAAAAGAAACTTAACGTATTATTTGATAATCCATCTGAAGGGTTAGAAACTTTCAAATATGAAAAGTTTGTTACTGGTCTGTTAACACTATAATTTGTTATATCATTGAAATTAGCAATAACATTATTATCCGAAAAAACTTTATATGTTTTATTTGTATTATAAACTAAATCATTAGTATTTTTAGGTGAAGTATCCATATTACGTAAACACCATGTAGGGTCAGTAAATGGATACGTATCTAATAACATTGGAGTGTTATACGCCCCCTTAACAATCTCAGTTAAAGCCTTTGGGTCTGGTGCGGCTACTGGTATTTTTCCTGTATTATTTACATCCAAAATAGAGAATGAAGTTTCAGTAATCGCCTTAAGATATGGTGTGATGTAGAAATCTCTTATGAAGTCTTGATATGCTCTACCAGTTCCTTGGTTGGAAATTGTTTGTAATGTGGTTTGGAAATTTGAGGCATTAATATCTAAGTTCTTTAACTTTACAGTCAAATACGGAGAACTTCCTCCTAAACTTTTAACAATATTTGATGACTCACAAAGTGTGTTATATTTTTGAAACACGTCCGTACCGTTGTTATTCCCTAATAGTCTTACATAATTTGAATAAAACGCCGTAATATATTGTCTCTCCCAAATTTCATAGAAGAATTTAATCTCTTCCTTATTAAGATATGCTATACCCTCATTTGGAAATTCAATCGCATTAACGTTAGTTATTATTGTTTTGTTTTCCGCACCTATTGACGGTTGGCTAAGAGGATTTTGAAATTTTTGAGTTAGTCCTCTCATATATTCTTCAACGAACTCAACCTCAGGCCATTTATCATACAGATAACCTTTAGTCAGATTAACCACAGAAGGGTCTGCAAGATACTTCAATTGGAATCTACCCTTTTTATCTTCAGGGGTTTCCACAAAAAATTGAGGCCAAGGATAAACGGGAATTTGAGAGGTAGATAAACCTTGATTTGATTGCTGTGCAGACGTTGATATCTTAACAACCTGTACAGTATCTGAGCCAGGTGCAGATGATGGATTGTCTAATATCGCTGCCTTTCTAATTGGGTCGTATTTTACATTCCATGCATTAGTATGAACATCATCCATCAATCTAATAAACGCCTCAGCAGATGCCATAAGTACAGCAATAACATTTCTCACTGTAGGTTTAAAACCTAATCCTGTTGCCTTATCTTCGATTTTTCTTGCTAAGTCAGCAGACAATAGTGTTTCCGCCTCCGATAATTTAGCATTAGCTTGTGTCTCCATGTTGGCAATATTCTTGTCAAACTTTTTGTCACCTTCAAATATAATAAATTGTGGGAAAACAATATTTGTGAACGAAGTAAGAGTTGCATTTTTTTCGACCTCGAATGCCGGTTTTAACTGCTTAAGTAGTTTTGTTACAACGTTCAACTTATCCTGTTCTGTTGGCAAAACAATACCTGTTTGACTTCTTACTGTGTCAGTTAATTCAATATCGGCATAATTTACATCTTTAAAAAAATCATCATATTTTATTGGGTTTGTTATTGGTGATGAGCCGGTTTTACCTAATGTTGGATTTTCCGCTAATGCAATATTATATCTTGCAACTAAATCAGAAAGTTTTGATTTTGCCTCTGCCTTTCCAGCCTCATCTATGTTTGCTTTGAACGCATAAACATTTTGTCCACCCCTCAAAACTATTGGTCTTATTTCACAATATGTGTTAAACCACGATGTTTCAGAACCCCTCACATTTGCAAAATAATCAGTAAGTTTTTGTTTATACGTTCTAATATTAGTCAAAGGCTCAACATTTGATTTCTTATACGAGTTAACAATCGCTTGTTCAAAGTTCGCAAGTTTGTTCATTAATTGTTGAACCGTCAATTCAGGAAAATCAGGAGCAACTAATCCTTTGGCTTTGTACTCGCTATAAATCTCAACAACTTTTTGATATCCTCTTTCCGCAACTATTTCTGTTGTCACGTTGTTTGTGCTTGTCGTTCCAATACCAGTTCTTCCTGCCTCTGTAGCCGAAGCTTTTATATCATTTGAGTTTTGGGATTGTGTCGGAGATTGTGTTATTTGAAATCTTTGAGAGTACATGTGAGGTGCAGCCAATAAATGACCGAATGCAATCTCATTCAATATATTAAATTTGTATCCCTTGAAGTTCAACGTTACTTGATAGTTTCCACTAAACGAGTTGAATCTAGCATTGAATGTGTAAAGATTTAATTGATATCTTATTGCCTGACCATAATACCCTTTCAAGGTTAAATAGAATGGACAATATGGTAAGTTAAAAAACGCAGCGTAAGGTGAATTATTACCAAGTTCAAATAACGCCTTTCCTTGAATGTCCTCAAGCTCGATGTCAACACTTGGGATAAATGATGTACCTGTTCTAATGTTAATACTTGTAATACCCAATAAACCTGTATCAATAACATTGGTTTCGTCCGCAACACTATTTCTTATGTATGGTTTTTCACCATTTCCAAAATTAATAACACTTTCTTTAGGTTGATTTACAGCTTGAAATTTTGTAGAATTTTCTCCCGTTAACTCATCATAATAACCTGTACCTAAAGAATTATTTTTAGTCGGTTTAAGAAAATTAATTTTTGCAACAGATATTGTTCTGATTCTATCTTCAGGACTTCCTCCCACTGATAATTTTGTTCTTGGAATAATCTCGGCTTCAAGATTTGCATACATAACCAAATTCTCGTGGTCTACAAGTCTTTCTCGGATTTTACCCATATTATCAATAGTCTTATTTGGGTCAACCACAATAAGATTATTATAATCGAAATCCACTAATATATTCCCGCTGTTATCAGCTTGTAGGTTACCTGCCATAATAATAAAAATAATTTTCTAACGCACCTTTATAGTCCTGTAATGAAGCTATAAGCGGAAATGGAATAATCAATACTGCACCGTCATAAATATTATTTTCTAATCCACCAAATTCAGGATTTGCTTGTAATATTAACCAACTAAAGTATGGAGCATTATAAAATTCTTGAGAAACTTTATCCAACCTACTTCTACCTACTTTATAAATAAAAGTTTGGTCTGTTGGTTTTGATGGTATATTAACAAAAGGCACAACAGTTTGTTCACCATTGATGATGAATTCACTGTATCGATTATAATATGAATATGCCATTAGTTAAGTTTTAATTTTGCTACGTATACTTGGGCTTCTTTATCTTGATTATTCCAACTTATTTTGTTTGTGTTTGCTAAAACTCTACCCAAACCATTAATCAAATCTTTCTGACCAGCAATTGGAGATATTGATTTCTCGTAAGTAAACTCTCTTGTTTTTGATGGGAATGGAGTGTACTTAATAAAATCTTTTAATATACCTTTTTCCATATTATCAATAAACGCATTAGTTATTGCATTTTCTTCAGTGAACTTAGGTTTTGCAATTTGTAACCAATAACCATCAAACTGTGCTTCAACATCCATACTTCCACTACCAATTATATCTGTGTTCTTAATTATATTACCAATTATCGCATTCTTAAAGGTTTGATATCTTTTATCATCAGTTATTTCAGGTGATAAAATCATATACATTCTTTTAAATGATTTGAATCTAAAATCTTCATCCAAACTAAATGGTATGAATACATTTGGTTTCAAGTACTTATCATAAGTTGTTTGTTCTCCATCATCACCATATAATAGTTTTCCTTTATATGTTTTAGGTCCATAAGTGACACTATTTTCTTTAATCACCGCAATATAATACGCTGTGATTCCTTCACCAATTTTTTTTATGTCTTTTTCTAATTCTATAAACGTATTGGCAGCCTCTTCGGTTTTATAAACTTTTGTGGTTCCTTGAATATCGTAAATTTTAATATTACCATTCTTTTCTTGTAATCCGTCAGTTCCTTTATCTGTTGAAATTCCAAAAGGTAAAACATTAGCCCTTGTTAAATATTGAATATATGTCTGTTGTTGATTAGTAATATCTTGAGTTAGTGTTGACACCGCATTTTGATAACTACCTTTTTTACCTACAACAAAATTTTTCATGTTCATTTTTAGTTGTCTAATAACTTTTGGACTGAATCCTTTACTAGTTGATGACATAAAATTGATGAATCTGTCTTGGGTTGTTTTATCGTCACTCTCGATATCCGCAACATAATCTTTGAACACGTTATCAATTCTTGTTTGAATGTTCGCTGGTTTGCCAATAATCAAAACATCTTTAGCTGTATCTGCCAACAATTTTCCATTAACATAATTTCTCTCACAAGTCCAGTTTTGTAACATAGCATTATTATATTGCCTTACACATTCTTTACTCTTATTTACAAATGTTTGGAAATAAGTTTGTGTTTGTGCAACAAAACCATCCATATATTTTTTGTAGTTAATAGTACCAGTTTCTGCTTGGTCAGTAATTGAATTTGATGTTACTTCTCCAATCGTGCTTTCGTTTGTTTGTGGGTTGTTGTCTTGTGTTTGATTGACTGTTGGTGCTGGTGGTTGTGCCCCAATAGATTTTAAGAAATCTTTATCAATTACTTTGTAACTGTCATCGGTAACATCCGCTCTTTCATCATACATTTCTGTATTAGCATAATAATTGAATGTCAATGCGTTTTGTAATTTATCAACAGATTCTTTTAACCCGCTACCTCCCACAAAATTAAAACCCATAGTTACATTGGCAATCATTGGTTGAATACCTATACCTTCTGGATTAATATCTAACTCCTCATAAGTGAGCGCCAATGATGTTGGAATAATTTTAGTGTTATAAAAATCACCAACTCTTAACACTAAAACAGGCGGTGCACCAAAGGCTGTATTGACTGCGTTATTATATTGAAGTTCGTTCGTTTGACCAACTGTTTTGATTGTAGGAATTGTATCGCCAGGTCTCATACATTGTTGAAGAAATGTTAATCTTGTGTTTAATCCTTCAGGTGTCATCGAATGAAACGCTGGTTGGAAAAACTTTAATTTCTCTTTTAGATTATCATAAACCATCGGGGTTTCTTCTTTGATAGTCTCGAAGTAATTACATTCCGATAATAAAGACCTTAACACTCTTTTGGTAATATTATCTCTTTCAACCCATGATTCTTCAACTGTTTGAACTGTTGTTGTTACGGGTGTTACTGTACCTACAAGAACATCTTGTGTAGTACCAGCTTGTGTTTGTTGTGTGAATGCTACTGGTTGTTGTGCCGATGTTTGTGTTAAAGTTGATTTAATACTCGAAATAAAGGCTCTTCTACACGCCATAGCGTTTGTTGTGTATATCTCACGTGACGCCTTAGTGTCACCACCTTTAGCTTGTGGGTCGTTATCAGTACAACTCACAGGGGGAAGACTAGTGAAATTTTTTGACTGTGCATCGTATTGTAAAACACTCGATTCTTCACCTAAATTTTTACCAGCTAGAACCAACAATTTTTTGTTAAAATAATATTGTGCAGTATTGAAGTCGGTTGCAAAAAATTGTATCGCAGCATTAATTCTTCTTGTTGCTAATTGTTTATTATACGCACTTGTTGCTGGTGCAGAACAACTAGCATCAATAACAATTGTAATAGTTCCATCACTATCTTTATTATTTTCAATTTCTTTTTTTATTAATACACAAAGTTTTTTAATTTCATCGTAGTTAGGTGTAACCACCGAGTCAAAAAATGATTTGGTAACACCAGCAGTACTTTGTTTTGTATAATTACCACTCAATACGTTTGTACTATACGCAGCGTATTCTGAAACATAGTTGGCGACATTTTCTTTTTCTTTAGGTATATCGTTATCAAAATAAAAAGCTTTATTAGTAAATCCTTCGAAAGGGTTTGTTGGATTACTTGGTGCAACAGGTTGTGTGCCAGGTGTTGAATCGTTTCCTGTTTGAACTGTTTTTATTGCATACGTCAATTGTTCCTTTGTCAACTCTTTCGAAGAAATTGCCTGTTGTAATTGATATAAATCATTCGGATTGATTGTATAATACTTCTTAGCTAATTCATATAAGTCATAAGTTCTACATCCCGCAAAGAATGAATCAATGATACTGTCAATTCTTGTCTTATTTGATTCGTTCTTTAATACTTTATCAACGATAACATTTAATACAGATGGATGGTCAACAACTATTTTCCAAGTAAGACTACCAGTTCGATTTGTATTAGTGTATGTGTATATTGGTTCAGGTCTTCCAAGGAAATCATTACCTTTCCAGTTAGCGGACACGTTTTCACTAAAGGTTAAACCATAAGGTGGGAACCACATTACTCTACCTCCATTTGGACCTCTCTCACAAACCGCTAAGTCTGCGACAGAGAAACCTGGTGTATTCGAAGTTCTCCAAGCCAAATTCTCAATTGAGAACATATATTTCTTAGCATAGGCATCGTTAACAGTACCAATCAAGTTGGTCGAATCTTGGCCACCTTCTTGTTTGTTAGGATAGATATTTAAATTCCAAGTCTTATCCATAACCGAATAAGCAAATCTCCTACCATTCGTTGTCATACCATTTCTTTTCTGCAAATCATTATATTGCAAATAAGGAACATCCTTAGCAAAAATACGACAATATTCGGTTCCTACTTCCTGTCCAATCGCACCAACATAGGTTAACACTTTAGAACCCTTTGTAATCTCTTTGTAACCGTCATGGAAGACCTTACTCACTTGGTCGATGGCATTACCCACGTGTTGTAGTCTCCTTCCACCTTGAGGTTGGCTGTCAATAATTCTTTGGGTGTCATCAAGTATTGAACCTTCTCTATATGTTCTATTTGTTGATTCAGTACTGTTATACGATGATGGTTTAAAGTCTTGGTCTTGTGAAGTAATCTCCCCACCAATGCCAACTTTAAATCCAGCGTTTCCTTTATACTTCGGAGACACCCAAGTAAATCCTCCTTCGATGCCACCACCGTTACTGTATATTGGTCCGTTAGCACCAAGTCTTACATCTCTACTTGGTCCTTCATATAACTGAGCCAACTCTTGTGGACCATATACCGGTGACTGTTGTTCTTGACCAAACTGATTAACAGGAATATCACCACCTGGTGAAAATACCCTTGATGGGTCAGATGTTATGGAACCTACGTAGAAGTTACTATTGTTTGTTGTAGAACCAACAAGAGCACCGGCAGCTCTATCAAATAGGGTTCTATCATAACTTGGCTTATATTTGTTGAAGTCAATGTTACCAAATAATCTCGACTTTTGACCTCCTCCTGTGTTGTTCAGGAATAACTGTGAACCTGAATTGCCACCCAACAATCTACTGAATGACCTACCCACAGATGTTCTACGGAATGCATTACTTAATTGTTGTATTGTTGTCGGTTGACCTGAATTAATACTAGCATCAAAGTATGAACCTGGAATTGTAGATGTTGGGATAGTGCTACCCGCAAGTCTTAAAGCAAAGTCTGTTGCGGCAATTAGTGGATTTGATGGTGCTGTAATGGTATAGTTAGGCTCAATCAAAGGAACTCTACCTGTAACTAAATTCAATACATCAGTACCACTTCTTACATTGAATGCATTGGCTCTTCCAACTGTTTGTTGAATAATTCCTGTTGCTATCCTTTCTTGGAAACCCTTTCTTAAGGTGAAAGCTCCCAAACGGGCAAGATAAGAATCTGCACTCAATAAACCATTACTACCTTGAGGGTCTGGTGATAATAATATCCCCACAGGTCCATAAGATGATGGGTTGAAGTTTGGGTATGGTTGGTTGTTATAATATCTTAAACTGCCGTTGGGGTCAATTGTTTCGAAAGTTTGTATAAAATCACCACTATCATATAGTTGTTCGGCACCACTACCGAAGGCATTAACCTTTCTCCAATTCTTTGACTCGGGTTCCGCCTCATCAATAATTCTAGCGTCTGCAAAACCATATTCACCTTCGTTTGATTTGGTGTTTAAGTTTGCGTTGGGGTCTGGTACTTGTTGATATCCACCCTCATTACCATATCTGTTTAATGGGTATAACCTGTTTGCAAACGATGGTTCGTCAATAAGTTGGTCAGGACTGTTTAGTACTGATGTATCAGATTGTATGTATTCATAGTTAGTCTCAACCGTAGGTCTATTTGGCGCCTTAGCATAAGGAGTCAAATTTCTCGTGATGAGTTTCTTTCTAAACGTTTCCGAACTGACTAAATCTAAGGGACTACCCATTCAATACTTTTATTATAAATAGGTTAATTGATAATTTTCTGAAGTTGTATTACTTCGTCTTTTCTTTTTGTTTGTTTTTTTCCTGAACATACATGTATATCTGCTCTTTGAATTTTTCACTATTCAAAAAGTCTGTAAGGTATTGAGTACTAACACCAGCTGGTGCGTCAACTTTGAATACGATTGTTCCACTATAATCAACGGTCTGATTTACCGTTGATGTTAATGTTTTGTCTTTGCTTGTACTACTTGTGAAGGCGTCTGTTCCCTCTAACAATGAAGATTTTCCGCTTGTTGGTTTTACTTTTGTACCGCTTTTAGTACCTGTAGCCGCAGCGTTTTTACCGAAATCTGTTTTATCAACATAGTCTTGTAATGCATTTTTTGCACTTTGTGCCAAATCACCAACTTCTGAAGACCTAAATCTTAAATCAGACTTTTTTAAATCATTATAGATTGATGTACCAAGTTTTTCAACAACCTTTTTTACATCTTCACTTTGTTTTCCAAATTTACTACCAAAGTCTTTCATTACATCACCCATGGATTTTCCATCACTCTTTGCCAATTCTTTAGCAACATCCCTAATTGAGTTACTTAGTGTTTCAAATTCTTTATTATAAATTTCTGTTCTTCCTGCTTTGTCTGATAAAATCCCTGATGGAATTGTTGCTGCCTTTCTAACTCCCTCAAGATTATCTTTAACCACTGTTGTCCCTACCGCACCTCTAACAACCGCCTCTTTAATTGCTGTAACATCATTTCTTATAATATCACTTGTTTTCATACCAGCTCTGGCAATCTCTTCCATAGACTTTGGCTGATTCTTTTGTTCAGTAATTAACTTATCGAATTCTTGTTGGGTTACATCACTAAGTTTTTTAGTTTCTTGGTCACTAATTTTAACAACATAGTTACCAGACGCGTCCATTTCAGATAAATTACTTAAGAATTGTTTGTCTGATTCATCTTTGAAAGTAATACTAGGGTTGATATTTGAAAGTCTCTTATCTAACTCCGCAGAGGCTAAAGCAGCTTTAGATAGTGTACCACCAGCCAAACCAGCCTCTTTCTCCATTTGTTTTAACGTCAATATACCTTGAGGATTAATTCTAAAGGATTTTGTTTTCTCGTCAAAATATGTGAATTGTTTACCAACTTTTGCTAAACTTTCTTGTAACGCTCCTGGGTCATTAATAGATTGATTCATTAATGCAAATGGGTCAGAAAGATTTCCTGCAGTAACACCAAGTCTTTGAAATGCGGATGCCATTTCTATAGCATTTTCAGGGTCCATCATCCTGTCAGCAAAATCAAGAGCGGTATTCATGTCAATTTTTAATTGAGCAGCTCTTGCGGCCATTTTTGTTAATCCTTGAACCCCTCCGTCAAAATTAAATTTATTGAGTGCTGAAGCGTTTGAAACAACATCTTGCATTACCTCTTTAGCATTTAACCCCAAATCTCTAACACTGTTTGTTGCTTCTTCTAATTGACCACCAACAACACCAAACTGAATTCCTGCACCTTCAAAGTTTTTAACAATTGTTCCTGTACTTTGTTCTAAAACTTGGGATGTAGCATATAATTTAGCAACACTATCTGCCGAAGCTAAGGTATTTTTACCTGTAGCCACAGCAATTTCTTTCATTGTAGACATTGTCTGTTCAAAGCTAGCACCAAGTCTTCTCATTCTCGGAGCAGCCTCATTAACAGCCGTCATCATCTCACTTACTCTGGCACGAGATTGTGTGAAGGCTTTGGTAAGTTCGTTACCCGCCTGAATCATTTGTCCAGTAGCTCCTATAAATTGGTCTGCGCCAAAGGATATGGCATCCGACATTGATTTACCGTACTCTTCTGCAGATTCTTTTTTCTCAGCCATTCAAGTGTTTTTCTTATAAATAGAAGAAGGACTATTTTTTTAGTCCCCCTTGTGTTCTTCAATCCATTTATCCAACAAATATTTTCTTACAAAAATTGGCATTTTTTCAAAATCTTGCCATGCAATATTCATTAATGTACTCAAATAATAAAATTCATCCAATTGACCTTTTCTATAATCAGAAGAAAGGACGAAAAAATTCCACCCCAAAACCGACGTTGACTGTCAGTCTATCTCCTGATGGGGTTGTTACTACTCTATTCATGTTTAATCTTGGTTCGTTGTCATCCATAAATTTTCTTATGAATTTGGAATCCATGATTGGCATTTGTTCAATAAACTTGGCAATCTCTCCTTTGTCTTGACTTCCATTTATTTCGACAATTTGTTTATTTAATCTCCAAGTAACTCTTGGTACTGTTCTTCCTTGTGGATATGACTCAGCCATTTTGTTAATTTCCATTATTTCACCATATGTCATTGGTCTTATTTTGATAGTCGCCTCTGATTTTGGTAATGTGAGGATGAATGTTCCATCTTCTAATGGTTCTTGACCATTAACAATTGTTAACTCATCTAAAACAACAGTTGTTTCAAACATCTTTTTCGTGTTGGGGTCTGTCACATTTAATGTGACTTCAGGTCCAAATGAAGTGTTTCTCAAGAAAACAAGAATAGCCTCAACGTCACCTTCTAATAAATCCTCAACTCTAATGTCTGGTTCGTATAGTTTAGTTCTGATTAAATTAGTGGTAATGTCCTCACCACCTGATAGAAGAATGTTTTCATCTGCAGCGGTAAGATAACCGACCTTAACAGATTTCTTCTTGTTTTTATAAAATACTCCTTGGGATGGTAAAGGTACCACGTCATGAGGGAGTGTGAAATTAGATTGTGCGTAATTTGATGTTTGATTGTCCATATAAAAAAATAACCGTAAAGTTTATGTCTTTACGGTTAAATATAGTTTCTATTGATTTTTTATAAATAGTATTAGTAAACCAACACGCAACGGTCAGGACGAAGACTTGCTGTGATGTCTGCCAAAGCGTCTGTTGAATACCCTAAAGAACCAAAGTCTACACTTGTTAAGAAGGTTCCATAAAGAATCCATTTTTCGACAACAACTCCTGTTGGGTCTAACATCTCCAAGTCAATGTCTTTCTTATAACCCGCTGCGTATCCCATACGACCTGTTACAGACTCCGCGTGTAAACGAACCCATTCCATAAGAGCTTGAGCTGCTGACGGTCCAATTGGGTCTCTAAACTTGACTGTTATTTCGTCCCAATTAAATCTACCTGCAACGTATGTTGATGTATTTAAAAATTGTATTTCTGTTGAAGCAATTTTGATAGATGGTCTTTTCGTACTTTCTACGAACCACTCATTAATTCCTAAGCTTGAAGGAAACCTCAAGATGAATCGGTTCTGACGTTTCGGTTCGTAAGGAATCGGCATTTTCATTAGTAAATCAGCCATGTTATTATAATTTTTTTTTTATTTTATATCTTATAAATATAGTCTTATCAAAAATATTTCTATTTACTTTGTAGTTGGAAATTAATATTCATTATTTATATTCCTTCTTAATTCCTCCAGCAGTAGAATAAGTTTTTACTATATTATCTGGTTTATCTTTAAAATGCTTACTTATCTTTTCTACATTCTTTAAATCATCATCTGAAAAACCTATTTTAGGTTGCTCTGGTATAAATCTATTACCTATATCTTTTTTAAGGAATGCTTTTTTATTAAGTAAAGCCGCTAATCCTTTCACATAGTCTACAAACTCATCCATCGCCATAACTTTTAATTCTTCAGGACTTGCAGCACTTCCATCATTACCAAACGATACGGGATGATATCTATTAAGTTCTAAATAAGACCTAATCAAATCATCATCAGACATATCTTCGTCATCTGAGAAGGTTCTATATTTTTTAAGGTTCTTAACTAATTGGTCTTTATCGATACCACCAAATCCATTGATGATATAATTGTAAACCGCTTCTTTTAATGTGTTGGGGTTGTGACCTCTCGCTGTGATTATTGAAAACACCGAACCATTATTAATGGCTTCTCTAAAGTCATCAAACGCGGGACCTTTCTTAGCTGTCATTGCATCAATTAGAAAGTCTTTATCACCATCTGTTCTAAAATTTCTGAAAGCATCATTAGCAAAACCAACAACCATCTCACCCTTATAATCAAATGGTTTTTTTCCAATATCCTGTCTATACTCTGCAAAGTCATCAGTACTCATACCTACCTCATCACCGTCTTCAGTCTTCAAAATTATTTTAGTCGGCATATGAACAATATTATCATCCCAATCGAATGCATAATATTTCATATCTGGTGTATGCTCTGATTTAAATCCTTCTACTATTCTTCTCATATTGGCTAAAAGGGGGAGATTAACTCCCCCCTATATTTTTATTAGATATTTTCAAACGAAGCTCCTGTTGGAGTGATGAAGAATTCTATGTCGATGAATTCTAAAGCCTTCGTAGGTTTTAAGTAAATCTTACCTGTAAGTGTGTTTCTGTCTAAGTCTTCAGGAGAAGATGAAACTGTTACACGGAAATCGTATAAACCTCTGTCTCTTCTGATAGAGTCTAAGATTGGGTTAACACTGTCTAAGAATTGTTGTCTAACGATTTGGTCGTTTTGTTCGAACAATAATCTTACAGCCACCGCTGAAATTAACTTACGAGCTTGTAACAATAATCTTCTAACATTCAATCTGTTAAGAGCTGTGTCAGCAACTTGTAAAGTTTTGTTACCAAAGATTACTGTTCCAACATCAGAGAAAGTTGCGATAGGGTTGATTCTACCTTGATATAATGTATCTCTATCTTCTTGAGTTAGTTTTTGTCTAGCTTTGATTGAGTTTACAAGACCTCTTGTGTAACCCGCTGATGCGAACCAAGGAAATGAAATATTATCTGTTAGAGCTAAGTTTCTACAAACTTCACCTGTTGGTGGTAAGTAGATTTGTGTATTGTTAACCGTATCTCTTGTTAAAATCCAAGGATAGTAAGTTGCTGTGTAGTTAGAATCAATTCCTGTGTTATCTAAGTTATCAACCGCTTCTTGAGAATAAATTACTAACTCTGGATTATTAGCATCCGGTAAGTTCAAACGATAGTCAGGAGTTGTTACGATATAAACCGAATCAGCTCTTGAGTATTGAATCATATCAATAGCTTCTTCACATAAGTTAGAGTTATTAATATAGTCGATACTTGCAGTTGCAAATACGTTAATATTTGTAGATTCAGGGTTTGCGTAAGTAAGAATACCAAGTAAGTAAGCGTAGTAGTCCGTGTTTGCAAAATCTTGTGTGTTATTTTGAACAACAATTCTTTTGAATAAACCTTCTCCTGTTGCGTTTGGATATCTTGATGAAGGAGATGAACCTGCTAAGTAACCGTTAGCACCTAGTTGGAATCTATCTTCATTTGTTCTACGTTCGTTATAGATATCCCAACCATCAAATCCACCCGCAAAACATACTGTGTATTTTCTTGCATAAATGAAGTAATAAGGATTTTCTTGAAATTCTGGGTCCGTTCTGAAATCAGCATCTCCACATTCAAACGCTGTTTGACCACTTGTTTGGAAAGAGGTAGCGATTGTTACAACTGTAGCACCTGAGTCCATATGGAAACCTTTACTTACAACGTTCCAAGGAGCCCCTTCTTGAAGTGGGTCATTAATCCAATTCGGTGGGTTTTGTTTTCCTTTGTATTGTAAGAAAGCCTCATCAACACCATATTGTGTTGAGAAACCTAAATAACTTCTTCTTACAATATCTCCAGCAGATTCTGTATTAGTTAAATTACCAAAAAACGGAGGATTTGCAATTGTTTCGCCAGGGAAGAAATACTTTGTTTTATATTGTATGTAAGGTGATGGATACTCAGAAACATTAAAATACTCTCTTTGAGTATATCCACGGAACCCACAAGGTATTGCATCTATTGGAGCTGTTGGTGACATTTCAACCATTACGTATTTTGAAAGTAACGCATATTCACCGTTTGATGTACCAATCTTAACACCAATAAAGTTGTTAGATAATGGGTCCAAATTACAATTAGTGAATTTTTCAATCACAACAGGACTAGCATCTGTATCGAAGAAATTTCTAACTAATACATCGAAAGACATATTGTTGAAAGAAAGATTTGCAATAGAAACTTTAACTTCGGTGTTTGCTGCATTTCCATCAGATATTGAAATGAATTTAAATAAATCATAAACCTTATTACCTCTTAACTCAGATACTAAGAACGGAGTTTCAGGTGATTGATATCTCTCTAAGTTATACGCAATCGACGTACCACTTTGACTTCTAGCATCAGGTAAATCAATTAGATTACAATTGATTCCTTTGATATACCCCTGAGAATAAGCAATATTTAAAGACGATTGATAAGACTCTTCCACAAACACAGGAACCGTAAATCTTGATTTACCAAAATTATCAACACCAAATACTTTTGTAAGATATTTTGAAGAAGAAGCCAATAATGATGTTTCAAATTGGAATGTGTTGTTATCGTCAGTAACACCTGAGATTAAGAATGTACCGTAAGGGTCTTTACTTACACCAGAATAAGCTCCATCGCAAACCATGGTTAAACCTGTAGTTTGATAGATAGGTCCGTGATTTTCAGAAGCCGAACTATTAGTAAATAAAGCAATACCTCTTGAACGTAAAGTTGCAACAACCATGTTGTTATATTCACTGTACGCAGTTCCTGAGAATGAATATGTATTACCAGATATTGTACCTGTAACCACATCACCGTTAATCGATAAAGTATTAACAATATAATCAAAAGAATAACCCGAATAGTTATCACCTGTATAATTTTCGAAGTTAGCATAATACCAAGCATCATTAGAACCTGAACTTAAATCGTTGTACTCAATCTCTCCATCTCCCGGAACATCATAAACGTTTTTCAGATTACTATATTGATTAACCAACGAATACCAATCTTCAGAAGGTATTGAACCGTATATTACTGAAGTATTAGCAGACAATGTTGTTGAATCAGCTATTTGACTAATGTAAGTGTTGAAATCATCTTGTAATGTTGAAGTACTCCCATCACTTAATCTGTATTGAACATTTAAGTTAGTTTCAACTTGTGAAGGTAATTCTGTTGTGTCTAAGAAAACAATTGTATTTCCAGACGCAGTACCTGTAAATGTTGCAGTGAATGGTGTTGCTGCTGAAGACGATGTAAACCCAATTGTTAAAGGGTCAACATTCGCGGTTACAGATATACTCCAAGATGGACCCGCATCATATCCTGATAAACCTAATACTCTTGTAACGAATAATTGGTTCGATTGTTGTAAATAAGATTTTGCAATATATGCCGCCTCATACTTAGGGATTTGTGTGTTCACGAATTTCACAGGTTCTGTACCACCGAAATAGGCTTGGAACTCATCATAGTTAGTTATAAAAATTGGTTCGAAAGCGGGGCCTTTTATAGTTTCCCCAACCACACCTAAAGTTGTTACACCCACGCTTTGGGCTACGAACGATAAGTCCGTTTCAGAAGTGTATACACCAGGTGAAACGTACACCTTTTTGTTTGCTTGTGCTGTTGCCATTATTAATTAATTCTGTTGCAGATTTATTTTAATGATAAATATTCATTACTAACACAAAAAACTTGACTTTTGGATATGTATTTGTAAACGGTATGATTTAATTCTGCCTTTTTTCTACCTATGAAAATAAAGAAAGAAATAAAGAACTTGAAGATATCACCCGAATCTCACGAGGTATTAAAAAAATACTGTGATAAAAGGGGAATCAAGATTTATAAGTTTATTGAGAATTTGATTATGGAAAAGTGTAAGGAGAATAGAGATATCTATGGTGAGGGTTAGACTAACTTGTTTTCAAAAACAATTTTACCCTCTAAAGTATTATCTTCTTTCACCACTTGTATTCTTAAAGTGTCGTTGGTTGTGATTTGAATTAAATTAACATTACCACCATAATAATCATTATTGATATAAACATCATAACTCGAAATATTTTCAGTTCCAACTAATTCCATGTTTGCAGTAAAATCAATTACATCAACCAATGTTGTGTTTCCAACAACAAATAAAAAATTGTTTTCAAAATTATCAGGATTTTCAGGGAATTGTTGTCTTCTCTTGTTTAATCTGTTGTTATCAATTTCAAACAATTGAGTAACTCTTTGAATTGCTGGTTTAACCTGAAACTCTTCTTCATCAATAAGATATCCTAACATTGTGAAATCATAACTTTGAACGTAATACTTTCTTGATTCCAAACTCATTTGAGATTCGTCTGAAACATTATTCATAATGATTGGAACATATTGACCCTTAATAAAAGTGTATGCCTGTCTTGATGAGAACTTCTGCATTACAATCTTGTTAAGTTGGTTCAACTCTCTCATTCTATTACAAATAATTTTAACACTGTAGTTGATATCGACAGGAACTGGTTGTGGTATTGTATAGATATCCATACCCTGTTCATTACCATTCCATGTTGGGACCGAAGCATAATAGAATTGTTTTCTGTTTGGTATTGTATATTGAAGTGATGGGTTTGTCCCGTACTTTACTTCAGGACTTCTAACGACTGTGATAAAAGGTGGTGATGGGTTATAATCTAAATCAACAAACAAAGCAGTCTCAACATATTGTGTCCAGTTTTGTGTTGTTATTATAATATCAACCATTGGCACAATCTTTCCCGCAGTAACAACCTTTAAATCTTCTTTAACAAAATCCAGCATCCCTCTGTCCAAGTCAGCATGTAAAACTGATTTAGGTAAATAAGTTCCATCTTCATTAATATATTCCAACAACTGTTCTCTACGAGCAGATAAAGTCTTCTTAGGTACTAACGGTAGTGTTGGTTTAACTTGTTTTGGAAATGCCATTATATTCCTCTAAATTCATTTTCACTTACGAAAGTAGCCATAATTGTTCTATAGAACGGTTTATATCCACCATAAGTATGTTTATTGTCTGACCTGACATATCCGTCATCAGCCACAACATAATATCTAACCCTGTCTTCTGTCTCATAATATCCGATATAATCCCCTTGGAATATTTCAATCCCTAAATCCTCAAGAGTTTTTTGATATATTGAAAACTTCATATTACCAGGCTCTTGTAACTCGACTTTTGAGTTACCAATAAGTTTGTGTTGTGGTGCCATGATTTGAACTAACCCTTTCAACTCAACAGGAGCTAAGAATTGTATACCGTCTTCCAACACCTCACCATAAACATCATCCGTTTTGGTTTTGTATCTATCAACTCTATAAAGAATAATTGTAAAGTTCATATCACCTAACAACCACTCCTCACCCATACCAATATCCAACGTATAATCCTCTCCACCGAAGAACTTACCTAAACGAGTAATAGGGACTAATTTTTCCATATTGATAAATACTTTAATTATAATTATATTTAAAGTAAAATTTTTTATGAGGATAAATCCACCAACCAAAATCTATGTTGAAAGTAGTCCAATTCACGGACTTGGCGTTTTTGCGTCTGAAGATATTAACGAAGGAGAAATCTTGGAAGTCTGCCCCGTTATTGATATGGGTATGAGATTTGGTGACAATAGTCACATATTAATTGATTATAGGTTTAATTGGCCTCAAGGGGGAAATCCTTGGGAAAAACAAGTGGTGTCAACAGGATTTGCATTACTTTATAACCACAGTAGTACCCCAAACGCTGCGTGGAGGTCTAATCTTGAAAACAACACATTTGAATTTTATTCTATAAAAAATATAAAAGCGGGAGAAGAAGTCTTCGTATGGTATGGTGATATCAACTATTGGAATGACGGAAGAACTCACACAAACGTTGTATAATGAATATGAAAATTACCCCTCCATTAAAAATATATCTCAAGGATAGTCCTTTACATAACTTAGGTGTTTTTTCTTCACAAAAAATTGAAAAGGGTGAAGTTATAGACATATGTCCTTTCATATCTTTTCCGCAAAGTTCTAAAGAAAAAATACCCGTTTTTTCAAACTATGCATTTTGTTATCCTCGTTCTGAGAATTGGACAACACATGCATTAGTTTTGGGATATGGTTCATACTATAACCATTCTGAGACACCGAGTGTTGATTGGAATACCAACGAAAATGACCGAACGTTCATCTTCTTTGCAATAAGAGATATTGATGAAGGTGAAGAATTATTCATAAACTATGGTAACGGAAGTAATTTTTAAGATGGAAGCGAGTTTAGAATCAAAAGCAATGTCTTTATTGGAATCTTATGAAGGTGCTAATAACTACCTCATTGAGCTTAAGAGGAAATCTCAACTAAATAAAAAGTTTTATCCAACAAGAAGTCAGTCCGAATATATTATAAACAATCACGACAAAACACCTAAGGTTGCTAAGAAGTGGGTGATACTCGATGCTTATTTTGCACAAAGATTGGCTGACGATAAATTATACACCACAATACCTGAAAAAGTTTGGGTAGAGAAATTACTTGCGGACAAAGAAAAAGCGTTTCATATTTGGGGGAAAGTTTTTGAGAACGAGGAACTACATGACTTTTGGTTACCTAAAGCCGCTGTGATTAAAGATAACACAGTAAAAGATGTTCTTATCAACTATGAAAAATATTCTAAACGACCTCCACTATCTCATCAAAAAGAGGCAATCCAAAAGCTCGTTGAGAACAAGAAATATATTTTGGCTGATGATATGGGTCTTGGTAAGACAACCTCAACTATCATAGCCGCTCTCGAAAGCGGTGCCAAAAAGATATTAATTATATGTCCTGCGAGTTTGAAGATAAACTGGCAAAGGGAGATTGAAAACTACACAGACAGAATCGTTTATATTTCTGAAGGAAAGAACTTCAGTAAAGAACACGACTTCGTTATTATTAATTACGATATTATAAAAAATTTTCACAGTGTTAAAAAGAAATCTGAATCGCAAATTCTTGACTCCAATTTTGATTTGGTGGTTGTTGACGAAGCACACTATATTAAGAACGGTCAAGCACAAAGAACAAAACTAATTAACGACCTTGTGAAGAAAGTTGATAGACTTTGGTTGTTGACAGGTACACCAATGACCTCCAGACCAATGGACTATTTCAATCTTTTAAGTTTGGTTGACTCACCTGTTGCGAAAAACTGGATGGCATACGCAATCAGATATTGTAGTGGATATCAATTCAATGCTGGTGGTAGAAAGATATGGAATGTTACGGGTGCCAGTAATCTTGAAGAACTAAGAGACAGAACCGCGGGTCTTACTTTAAGACGATTAAAAGAAGACGTTTTAGATTTACCTGATAAGATTATCACACCAGTATATCTTAGACTGAAATCCAAAGCATACGAGGAGATTATGGGTGAATACTATGATTGGTACGACAAGAATCCCGACGAATCCAAATCACTCACAGTTCAGTTTACAAAGTTAACTAAGATACGACAAGTAATTGCCGATGAGAAAATTACCCAAACAATTGAACTTGCCGAGAATATTATCGAACAAGGAAAAAAGGTTATCATATTCTGTAACTTCACTGACTCACTATCTAAGATATGTGAACACTTCGGAAAGACGGCCGTTAGAGTCGACGGTTCAACGCCAAAACACGAAAGACAAAACGCTGTTGACCAATTTCAAGACAGTGAAAAAATTAAAGTGTTTGTTGGTAACATTAAAGCGGCAGGTGTTGGTCTAACATTAACCGCTGCTGAAGTAGTAATCTTTAATGACTTATCTTTTTTACCTTCAGATATGGCTCAGGCGGAAGATAGGGCATATCGATACGGTCAAAAAAATAATGTGTTAGTTTATTATCCAATATTCGATAACACTATTGAAGGTATAATCTATGATATTGTCAACGCTAAGAAAAAAGTCATAGCAACAGTAATGGGTGATAATCAAAACCCGTCAGATACCGCTGAAGAAATTTTAAATAAGATTAACAAACTAAGAAAATAAATTTTTTTGTGGTATTTATAATAGATGACAGAGCACAAAATATGTAGTAAATGTTCAATTCTTAAATCGTCTGATGATTTTTATAAAAATAAAAATTCAAAAGATGGGTTAAGGTCAAGTTGTATTAAATGTGGTAATGATTATAAGTCATCTAATGAAAGTAAAATTAAAGAACAGATTAAAGAATATAATAAAAAAAGAAAAGAACAAAAAAAGGAATGGGCTAACAAAAATAAAACTAAAGTTAATGAAAGTCGAAAAAAGTGGTTATTAGATAATAAAGAACAAAGGTCTGATTATTTAAAAATATACAATAAAAAATATTACGATGAAAATAAAATAATTCGTTTAGAATATTCCAAACAAAAACAAAAAGAGTATCGTAAAATAAATCCACTATACAGAATAAAATCAAACTTAAGAAGAAGAATAAATAGATACTTAAAATCTAAATCAAAATCAACTGAGGATATATTGGGGATAACTTATTTAAATTTTATATTATATCTCGAAAATAAATTCACAGAAGGAATGACTTTAGATAAATTAGGAAAAGATATCCATATAGACCACATAACCCCATTATCGTCCGCAAAAACAGAAGAAGAAATTTATAAATTATGCCATTATACAAATCTACAACCACTATGGGCGAAAGATAATTTGGTAAAATCAAACAAACCGGATTATTTATTATAAGATAGTCCAATAATATGAACAAAATAGAAAAGAAGATTCAACTTACGGAAAACAAGATACTCGAATCAAAAGTTGAAGAACAAGCCAATCAGTTAATTACTGAAATGAAAAAAATTGGAATAGAAAAATTACCCTATTCCTACTCAGCCCTCAAACAATTCATTGATGCAGAAACAATGAACTTTCACTACAACAAACACTATAAAGGTTATGTAGACAAGTTAAACAGTGCATTATCAAAGAAAGAATACGGGGATGTAGAGCTAGAACAAATTATCAAAACGATAAGTAGGTTCGATAAGTCAATAAGAAACAACGCAGGTGGGGCATTTAACCACGCTTTGTTTTGGAATATGTTGACCCCAACTCCAAAGAAATTAGAAGGCGACCTTTACAAGAAAATCATAAAAGACTTTGGTAGTTTTCCCGCATTTAAGAAAAAGTTCGAAGCTGTTGCCAAAGATAGATTTGGTTCGGGTTGGGTATGGTTGGTGTTAACAACAAGAAATACTTTGAAAATAATGTCGACACCTAATCAAGACAATCCATTGATGAATGTTATTGAAGGGGGTGGGTTTCCTCTTTTAGGTTTGGACTTATGGGAACACGCATATTATCTAAAGTATAGAAATAAAAGAGACGAATATATTGCAAACTTTTGGAAAGTTGTGAATTGGGATTTTGTGACTAAGATGTACGAAATGAAGACTAAGACAAAATTGGCCGAGTCTGCACAATTAAAACAACTTATGTCTGAAGCAAAATCTGAAGCATGCTCACCTGAAGAAACCGATTTTTATAGAAAAATATTCAATACTCATAAGGAAATTGAAACAAAATATAGAGCAGGTATTGAAAGAATATTAATTGAAGTGTTCAGTGACTTGTATGTTGATAATCCACCAGAAGGTGAATTACCGGGAATATTCAATTTAGAAAGTGAAGGAAGGTCCGTTATTAACAAATTGAACACAAACTATACAACATTCTGTATCTTACTTAACGACATCAATCAAGTAATAAAAACAATTGATGGTAAAAAACCAATTGTGTTTAAAGGTAAAACACCTAAAGAACAAGTTAAAGAAGTTGAAAGATTTGTTAATGCGTTAGACTATTTCAAATATAGAATTTTTGACACCAAGAGTTCGACCTTTGTAAACATAATGAAGACTCTCGAAGATAAAAATGCAATGGGTGATAAAAGAGAAGAAGTCACGGCAGCAATATTGAGAAGATTTTTTGGTAAAGATGTCAAAATAGAACAAGTTGGTAAGTTAGGTAGTAAAGAAGATGCGTTATCAGGAATAGATTTGAAGTTAACAAGTGGAGGTAAAACAGAAACGGCACAAGTCAAACCATTCAAAGTTAAAATTGTTGATGAAAAAAAAGGAACTATTATCCTTCTTGGTACAGGTAAAGTTAAACCATACTATACCGATTTATTGATTTTCCAAAAAGGAAAAAACGTTTTGGTGTTTAATCAAAAACCTAAAATTATTGGGGGTAACTATGTATTTACAATTGATGCCTTGAAGCTAAATATAGAATAAACCTTTTCAATATATTTATTAGATATGTCAGTAATTCCAGAACCAGAAAGGTCGAAAATATACACTAGAGTCAAACACTTATTAGGTGCTCCTTTAAGAAGTGTTGAGGTAGAAGATGAAATGATGGATTCACTTATGGAACTATCTATTCAAGATTATGAAGAATACATTCTTCAGTGGTTAATTGATAGTCAATGGGTTAACTTAGTTAATCTTAACATGAGTGAAAAATCTGTTGCTAAAGCTCTTGTTACTAGAACAATGGATTTTGAACAACAATTCGCATATTCATATTCTAAAATCGTAGGACTTCAAACAATGGGTCCTTGGGTTTTAAAGAAAGATTATTTCATACTTGAAAAAAATAGACAAAACTACGAAATTCCTGCGGGTCGTGAGGTTAATGAACTTTTATGGTTTAGTAATCAACCATGGAACGCATTTGGATTAGGTGGTGTTGGTGGATTTGGTATGGGTGGTATTGGATTAGGTGCCAGTGAAGCAGGTTATGCTCAAATGGGATACCAAGGTTCTTATTTTATGATGTCAGGTTTTGATTATCTAATAAGAATGCAAGAGGCGAATATCCTTAATAGAATTTTGGGTGGTTCATTAACTTATAGAATAACAGGATTACCTGATGGTAAAAAGAATGTTTTCTTATACAATACACCAGGAGGAAGATTCAACTGGAATCAATATAGTGATTACGAAGGAAAAGCTGTTTGGTATTGGTATTATGACGTAGGTCCTGATGATAGAGCCGCTTGTTTAAAGGCAAATAAAGACATTATCAAACTACCAACAGACGTACCATTAGAAGAGCTCACTTGGGAAGAATTAAACGTTCCTGGTAAACAATGGGTTAGAAGATGGTTCACCGCATATGTTAAAGAAACATTAGCAAGAGTAAGAGGAAAGTATAGTGGAAATTTAAAAACACCAGACTCTGAAATTACTATGGATTATACAAGTTTATTAACCGAAGCGAAAGATGAAAAATCTAAATTGTTAGAAGAACTAATAGGAGCTGAAGGTTGGTTAACAAGATTGAGACCTGAAAAAGTAATGGAAAGAGAAGCATCAATTGCTGAAAACTTAAACAAACAAATGAAATTTAGAGCAATGCCTCGTCAAATTTACGTAATCTAATTTTATGGCAATAGTAAAAACAATACCTTCGAGAAGAATTATAAACGGGATGCAAATCACAACATCCGAAATCTCAGTGGTTTCCGAATTAGATTATCGTACAAACGGTGAATCGTGTGTTATTGTAACTGGTATACCTTTTTCAGTTGTTATACTTGATTCACGAACAACTGACCATGTCGTAGTCAAGTCTATGACACAACTCACAATCAGACCCGACACGGGTAAGATTGATGAGGATTACGATGAAATAGTAATGGACAGATATGCCTGTGTTGAATTTAGATTTGTCGGTGGTACTTGGTATATCTTATCAAGCGATGGTTTGAAAAACTCCTAATTTCTCTTCCCACCCTTCTTCAGCTAAGTCGTACATGTAATCAGGTTTCAGACCTCTTTTTTCCCAATAACGTAATTCGGCCTCAGTGATATCCATAACGTCTTTTTGTAAGTCGTCTTGGTCACCCTCACCTAATGGATGTCCATTTATTAATTCACATTGTGATGTTGTAAAAATTCCTCTATCTAAAGGATTATCAACAATTAAATTATTTCTAACCTCATCTTGAAACACTACCATTAACGGCTCGATTCTTTTATTGAATGTTGTTATTGCTCTTGGAACATTATAATCACCTGTTAAGTCGGGGTCTTTATCCAAAATATCTTTATCTAACATATAACAATTAATCATAACACCGTCGGTGATTGGTTTCGCTTTAGGGTCATTAAATTGATTAACTAAGTTGGTGTCTTTAATTTGTTTCGCTGTCATCTTCTGAACGTCTCCCTGAGACGCTTTGGTCCCGTTATTAACATACAGAATAACATCTCCCAAATTCACATTTAATTTTTCTCTGATGGCCAATTCCATATGAGCCATTCTACTCATACTATTACCTGCCTTGGTTTTAGTATTTAATCTTTTCTCATAATCCTCAAGGGTTAGCTTAACCTTCGCTCTTTGAGCAATCTTACTCAACGGAATTTTCTTATCATAAATCATTTGGAGATACTCATAATAATATTCTACGAATGCCTTACCATTACCTTCTAATAACATCTTAACACCTTTATCCAAAAACGTCTCGATATACAACGGAAGTTTTTTAGACTTAATACTATTACCTGTTAGTTTAATTTTACCCTTGGCATCCATAACCGCATAGTTCTTACGAGCCAAGTTAATACAAGACGGCCACACCCCATCGGTATCGAGAGCCATCTCACCTCTCATAAAGATATCATTATACTCCGCAACATCTGCCTCAGGACCATAATACTCCTTACCCAACTCAACCTTCCAATTCAATCCACGACCAACGTAAACTCTGTCTTTGGCGTCATCAGGAGTGGAGAAGTTCACACCATCCGTATCCATTACCAAAGGGACATAACCTTTGGTCATAAAAAACTTAATCATCTGACGAAGGTATTGTCTACCTGTACAAGTGATTTGTTCTCCCATATACATATCACCCCACGCATACACCTGAGGCGCAGACAAAGCTCCGAACATCGAGTTAATAAAAATCTTAATCGGTAATTGTTTATTACCATATGATTCGGACTTCTTACGGTCGATGTTATAAAACTCTTCAGCAAGTTGTTTGTATTTGATACGGGTGTTACGGAAATAACTTAACATACCTTTCATCGCACCTGTTACATCACAGTCGGGGAATACATCGTGTACGAGCTGAATAGAGGGGTATAGAGACGAGAAGTCAAGTTTAAGTACGTTCTTACTATAACCAACCTTAAGTAGTCGAGAAAGACCTCCTACGAAGTCTGTCTTGGATTCCTTGGCTGGTATTGCAAGTCCGTGTTTATGGGACCACGCCAACATCAACATCTTCCATAGTGTTGCGGTACCCATTGTGGATACTCTCTCATAAGTTGTTGGAATCATTGCAGCAAGTAAAAATGAACCCTGATTAAATTCTTGGTCAACCTTTAAAGTTTCATCTAAGTCATCATCAAGATATCTCTCAACAATATTATCTCCTGTTGTTTTAATATAAACGTCAGTTCTCTTTTCACAAATCTCATCAATCTTTGGGTCAAACTTTGCTTTTCTGTAATTACCATTTTGTATATTCAACCAATAATCCTCTTTATTTGTATACATTTTTCCAATGTTCTCGTGGTCGATATAAACACGGTCAGGAGCCTCAGCATTAATAAACTTTGTAATATACTTCAAACCCGCAGCTTTGATACTTGAGTTAATTGCTTGAGCTCTACGAACTGCGTGAATAATATCAATTACGTTATAACCCCAAATGGATGTCTGAACATATTCTTCTACCTCATTTGCAAGTTTCAACATACTATCTTTTCTTGTGAATGAATGTTCGGGATGTAATGACTTACATATCTTCTTCGGGTCAATACCTAAGATTCTACATCTTTCAAATATCCAATGCCAGTCGAAGTTCGCTGAGTTATACCCACCAATAATACTTGGTTTTATTTCATTAATAATATTAAAGAATTCTATGATGGCACCCATCTCTTGGGACTCATCCATACATTCGATAACCTTGTGGTAACCCTTATTTGTTTTAATTCCAATCATGAAGATACGACCGTCCTTTGGTTCAAGAGCAGTCGTTTCCAAGTCATACACAAGTCGAGTCACTTCTTCATAGTTTTCAAAACCTTTGAATAGTCTTTTTTCTTTGGAAATCAAATATTGTTCTACAGGAGGTAGAATCATAACTTTATCCTTTGTCCTATCACCCCACGGGTCACAACCACCGTCTCTGAAGAACTGAATAAGTTCTCTATAACCTTTAAGAGATTTAACCATATAGGTCATACCTTTCTCTAATCTCTCGTTACCGTGTGTTTCTAATTTGTCTATGACGATACCGTGTTTGGTCATCGCCTCTTTTTGTAATGCTTTAGAATCATTATAGAACTTAATACCACGTAAATCACCTACCCACGCAAATGGTGTGAACGTATCTTTACGTATTTCTTTTCCTTTACCAGGGATTTCTTTGATTTTGTAAATGCAGTTTTCGCGATAGTCGTACTCGATGGCGACAATAAACTCTTCGGGGTCGTTTCCGTGTAAAAACGATTCAATCTCTTCGTCAGATATCATAATATATTTTTTAAAGTGGTCTATTAGCTTTCACGATATGTGAAATTTACCTTCTTTAATAAATATAAAAATTAGATTCGATTAATCAAATTAACAACACGCAGTTTCAGAAATAAAACTATCTTGGATATTAATATACAACTCTTCTCTGATAGGCAAAATTAAACTACCCTCATCGTTTTTAATTAAGAATTGACCCTGATATCTGCCAGGAGTATTGGTATCCATAGAAGTAAATTGGTAATAAATGTAATACTCAGTTGGAGCACCATCTTCCGCAAATATAAGCGGAACAATATAACAAGGTGCCGAAACAATCTTGGGTATACCATTGTATACATCAACCATTGAGAAAAAAATAGTTGAAACTTCTAAGTCTTGCATTAACTGAATGTATCCAGCTCTTCCGTCTTTTACAACCTGCATTTTTAAAACAGGTAGGGTTGCATTTTTCTTAATATAAAATTCCATAACAATAAATATATTGTTATGACTCTTTACGTAAACCCCCGTCATAATGTTCGAATCTATTATGTTCAGTTGGGGTTAAAAGTAATAAACCAGGATATAATTCATCTTTTTTAACTAACTGATACATATGACTCATCCATGTTTGTTCGAATGGGTGTGCCCATGTTGTGTCTAAGAACATCTTCCGATTTCCGGTTCTACTAACTATCTGAGGCCAATTACAATAATAAACTTCACCCACAGCATAGGGCATACCTTTATGTGATAAGACAGCATCAAATTTAGTTTTTGGTGCATTTGGGTCTAAACCTTGAACAGGTAATCTGTTTTTACCTGGCCAAAATTCTTCTCTTATATGTTGAGGTACGTTATACCAAGACCATTGAGTTCCATTGTCTCCGTAAAATTCTGAGTAATTGAGTTTTAAGAAATCAAAATTTTCTTTTTTCATAACCTCTAATGACTTAGTGTATAGGTTTGGAACAAATCTATTGAAACCGTTTCTACAAACTCCTTCATTGGGATAAAAGAACATATCATCTTCAAAGAATAAATAATAATCTAAATCTGTCGTTTCAAAATGTTCTGCTATAAATTGTCTTCCACCACATATTCCCAAATTATCTTTTTTGATATGTGTAAAATTATGCTGTTCACAAAGTTTAGCATATTCTTCAAATGTAGATTCGTCAGAAGAGTTGTCTAATAAAAACTTTTCAGTTTTGAGTAAGTAATCTTTATCATACTCAGTCATTGATTTAATTAAAGTTCTTAATTGATTTGGGCTGTTAAATGTTATAACATATAGTCCGACTTTATTCGTATCTAAATTATTTGTAACAACAACCTTACTTTCGTTTTTAGTTTTAAGAGTATCATTTTTTAAATCTTCAAAAAACTTACCAATTAAACCGTTTGATTCAATATCAAAATAATTTATAATATCAGAATGTTTATAACACATGATACTGAAAATAGATTCTTCGGTACCCATATATCCTTCATCTAAGGTTGTCTTTAATAATGAATAGTAAATTCCATTAATATCACTAATAGAATCTTTAGGTCCTCCAAAGAATCCACCTCTAGCAACTTTTGTTACTTTATCACCAGCAATTGAATTTAATTTGTTGTATTCAAATCCATGAATTTCGGTCTCAGCATCGTAAGGGAAACAAACAAACGAAAACTTAGAAATATGTTTAGATAATTTATCTAAAACTTTATCGTGAGTAAAATAACCAGGGTGAACAGTATTTGTTAAACCACCATCAATCCAAAACAAATATTCTGAATTGAATTGGTCCATGATTTTAGCATCATTAAGTAAGAATACTTTGGACATTACAAGAGGATTATAATTTTCTAATCTTGCTTGAGTAGATTCCTTTAACCAACCAACTTGGTTTGACCAAGATTCGTTAGTTCTAATCTTTTGAATCATATCAAAAAACTCATTGTTTCTAAACCAATCTAATGGTCTTGTGATAAATTGAGTGTTTTCTCTACTTCTTTTACTAAAGACAAAATCTTTTAATTCTTCTTCACCAAAAATTATCATATTAGCATCAACCTCTAACAATTGTGAAAATTTATCCAAATAGTGTTGGAATGGTCTTGACCATCCTTCTTGTAATCCATCTCTACCGATATTCCATATACCGGTTACTAAAGTTATTTTACTCATAAATTCTATTAAATTCTTCTAATATTTTATAAAAACTTTTATTTTGTTCGAACATCTCATCAGATACTCCTGAAGGAGAATTACCCTTATACCACCATATATCAAAATGTTTTCTTATAAATAAATCTCTATGATTCACGTACATCAAACTCATTATCTGTTCTTCATGAGGTAATCCCTCATCTTCAGTTAATACGTTCTCAATATAATTTTCAAACATATTAACTATAGTATCCCATTTGTCTCTGTGACCTCCAAACATACCACCGATGATATGAATACTTCTATCATACTCAGTATACCATTTAGAATTCACTGTTCCCGACCAATAGTTCCTATCATTCTCTTTACCTAAGATTAAAAATTTATCACCAGTATCCTCAATCACATTTTTTAAAAAATCATTACTGAACATATTACTTTCATAATATCTTGCTTGAGGATGTTCTCCAAGCAAATATTTTGGTGGAATTAACCCACAATGAGAGAATCCAGCATCAATCCAATAATAATAATCATAAGATTTATCCTCATTCCACCACCAATGAAACTTAGAATATTGAATTTCCACACATCTGTCCCCTTGTTTTATTTGGTCTACATTTTTTCTTTTACTAATTAAATCTTTAAATTTAGTATCACGAATATTAAAAACTTGAAACTTTAATTTTTCTTCTGAAATTTTATTATCTGTATAAAAAAATTCTTTTAATGATTCTATTTCTCTATCCGATGTATAACATAAAAAATCAGCGTCCGTCATTTTTAATAATGACAATAAACTATACCTATAATGACCATTTCTACCTGTTCTACCACCTAATTCTGTTCCGTGTAAATCACTATAAATCGAAGTTATAAATTTAACTGACATAATATTGAACGTGTTTTTTTTCTTGTTTTATTTTTTCATTTCCCTCTTCACTCTTAAATTCATTTGGAAGTTTCTTAGGAGAATATAAATTCCAATTGTATATTTGAGTGTAGAAGTTATTATACATACCATGAGAAACATCAGAATACGAATTTCTTTGCGGTGCAATTGGTAATGCGGCACAATAACTTTGAAACTTTGGATAAATAAAATTAACAAGATACCCATCTATTGGAAAATAATAATCACCTGATTCAGTAAATGCGGTTGAAGCAATATTAAACATTTCATCATATACTGACTTGTCATAGATTAAAATATTTGTTGCAAATGTTTCAGTATGAACTACATTTTCCTTAGGAGGAAGGTTTGTGATATCCAACAATAAATCATATTTATCACTCGAATTAAGTTTCCTATTTAAAGTTGGGGTTATATTAAACACACCAAATTCAATACCCTCAATTTGTTTTTCAATATCATCCAAAAGGGATTTAGCGTAGGGCATGAAGACGCAATCGTCTTCAATAACCATAACTCTATCGTACCCTCTTTCTTTGGCAATTTTAATAATTTCCAAATGAGATAAGGTACAACCCATATAACTGTTTCTATTTATCGCGTTGAACTTGTCAAACTCCCAACCAATATAATCCATCTCTTTTTTTATAAGCTCAAGATTATCAGGTCTTGTTTCTAAGTTAACAACAAACTTTGGTATTTCATTAAATTTCATTAACTAACGTTGTTGTGGTTTAATTGACCCGTTAACCTATCACACCAACCTTTTGATTCTGAGTGAGGCCAAACAACCCAATAAGTAGGTAATTCTGTGGTTTGGAATTCTCTCCAAACCTTACAATATCCGTCAGGGTCTCTCATGAAACCAGCAATTTCATTCTTATCCGCATCTCTTCTATGTAAAGTCTCGTCTTTTGCGTTATGGAATGCAACCACCCAAAAATCATAATCTTTTTCAGGAACACTTGAATAACCAACGTCAATACAATGTTTGTATATTGTTGCAAAACTATCTTTCCATTCTTCCTCTGTTTCAAAATTATAAGGACTTGGTGGATATTGTTTATCTAAACAATGTTTGTCGATTGCTCTTCTTTCGAATAACAAACCAGAATATTTTTCGTAGTCCCTTAGTGTTCTAACAGTACCAAAACCATAAGGACCATCATGACCTTCTTGAATTTCTCCATCCATACCAAATAATTTTCTATTTGTTAAGTGTGATATTCTATTTTTTTCACCCCAAGTCTTATCATCATCCCATTGTTTAGTTCTACCTTTACGAGTGTACTCGTGGTAAACAACAGGAATATGTGGGTGGAATAAATCGTAACCCCATGTGTAAGCTCTTGCTGCGATTGAAATCTCTTCTCCGTGGAAATAATACTCAGGATTGTGTTGAACTTCTTTTGAAAATTCTCCTAACGTAAAACAGAAGTGAGCAGAATAGAACCTTGCTGTAACGGGTTTTGTCATTTCTCTCCAACCTGGAATTGTTTCAGGTAAGAAGAACACCGCACCTTCAGGAATAAATCTATCAAACGCCATTCTCCAAGCATCAGTTGCTCTTCCTTGTGGGTCATTTTCAGGGTCAAAGGAAGGTACATAACCCGTAAGTAGAGGTTTCTTATACCCATCCTTTTGTAACCCTTTTATCATTTTAATTAGGATATCATCCCAATCTTTAACAAATCTCATGTGAGAATCAATTTGCATTGTATAAGTCTCACCATCATACAATTGTTGAGTTAAATTTCTTGCCCAACAAACCCCTCTTGCATCTTGATATGGAATATCTAGAATTTTAAATCTTTTATCTTTTCTAAATTCATCAAGGTTATCGAAACCATCGGTTTCACTGAATTGTCTTGCGATTGAAAAAACCAAATTTTTTGGTTTCTTGGCATTTGCAATCATATCTTTTAAAGTTGGGATTAATTGTGGGTCCCTGTATGATGCGATTTGAATAAAAATTTTCATCTATAATATATTTTATCATAAAAATAAAAAACTTAATCTAATAATACATATTTTTATCAAATCTTATTCCCTTTTTTTAAGTTTTCTGTTTTCCATAAAGGTTGTAGATTAGTAAAATGACATAACTTTAAAATTTCTACTTCGTCCGATGATGATGAAAGGGGAATAATATGGTCAATATGCCATTCGCCATAATTATCCCAACTCATTTTAGGTTCAAATTTGTTTTCCAAAAATAATTTTAATTCCGTCTGATTACATCCAACAATTTCACTTGTTTTATTTTTTTTGTTAAATTTTTTTTGATTTAAAAATTCTCTTATTCTGCATCTTATATTATGGTTCATTTTGAAGATTGGGTCGGAGTTATATTTTTTCATCCAAGTATTATTATTTTTTTGGTAATTAATTATTTTTAAAATAATTTTTTCCTTGTTCTGTTGGTAATAGTTTTTACGATATTTTTTGTTTTCCTCAATTTTTTCCAAATAATTCATTTGTTTATATTTTTTTTCACATTCTTTACACTGACTGTAATAAATTCCTCGGTCTTTTCTAAATCTGAAATTACATAGTTCTTTTTCTATATTACATTTTTTACATATCTTCATACAATATAAATATACCATAAACAAAAAACCCTCCACAAAAAGATGAAGGGTTTTTAGTTATATTATTTTTTTAATTTTAAATACATCCATTAGGGTCTGATGAAGTAATCTGTCCTAATCCACCTGTTACTTGGTACCAAGCGGTTCCATTAGAATAGAATCCATTAGGTACTACATCTGTAAGAGGTCTTCCTGTAGTTTCGTATAAGTATTCACCTACATTAGGCCCTACACCACCTGCGATAGACCCATAAATTGTTTGAGGGGAAGCACTAAACGCTAAACAAGCGTCGTTAGCCGTTGCTCCTGTACCTAAACTATATGTGTACCATGCAAATGTTTGAGTTGGAGTTTGAGTTACCGTTGGTGTCGGTGTTGGAGTACTTGTTGATGTTGGAGTTTGAGTTGGGGTTGGCAATGAACTACATAAATTGAATGAACCAATTACCGCGCCAGTACTATTCAATTCAATTACTGACAATTGGTTACTATAAAAACCTGACATATCACTTACAACAACACCTGAAGGGTCATTGTAGAATTGTGTATTGTTATCAAATATAGGAAACAAACCATATAATTCTGTTTGTACTTGACTGGTTTCACATGCCTCATTCGAAGTTGCTCCCGATGTCACATTGTAGAAAACTTGTAAAGGTGATGTTGGAGTTTGTGTTGGTGTTACTGATGGTGTATCTGTTGGTGTTTGACTTGGTGTAGACGTATTCGTTGGAGTTGGTGTTGGTGTTTCTGTGTTAGTTGGTGTTCCTGTTGGAGTTGACGTTACATTAGGTGTTCCTGATTGAGTAACTGTTGGTGTATTTGTTGCAGTTGGAGTTGGAGTTGAAGTTGATGATGGTGTATCTGTTGGAGTTGGCGTTACCGTTCCTGTATTAGATGGAGTTACACTTGGTGTTGGAGAATTACTTGGTGTAATACTCACTGTTGGTGTCGGTGTTGGAGTAATACTTAAAGGTGGAAATACACCCAAATCAATTTCAACAATACTTGTTGGAAATGCAGTTGAGTAAGTATCGTTTAATAACCAAATGTTTTTTGTTTGGTTCGGAGTCAACTCAACTTGGTATTCCCACATTGCGTCGTCGCATCTTTGATAATTAAAGTTCACAATTGTTGAACCCGTATTCGTTAGTGTATATTTGCTACATGCCATCTTAAATGTTATTTACTAAATAAATACTACGAATTATTCTAATTTTTTGTAGAATTGGAAAAATGTTTTTACGAACCTGATGTCGTTGAAGTATTAGTTGGAGTTGGTGTCGGACTTTTAGTTGATGTTGGAGTTAATCCGATTGTTACTGTTTGAGTTGGAGTAACTGTTGGAGTTTCCGTCATTGTTGGTGTTAAACCAATTGTAACTGACGGTGTTGGTGTAGATGTTGGTGTGGATGTTTGAGTTTGAGTAGGTGTTGGACAAGGTACGTCTAACACGTAGTTAAATGCATAAGTTGGAACATAACAATCGTAAGTTCCATACCAATAATCAGTCTCATAAGAAAATGGAAAAGTTTGTTGACCCAAATCAATTGTTCCACCGGAACAAGGATAAAAGGTAACATTGGTAGTTAAACCATTTAAATTATTACTAAAAATTGATATACCACAGTCAGACATGATTATAAATACTTTATAAAATTGTTTTCTAAAAACAAATACCTGTGTCAATCACAAGGCCATTATTGACATCAAATTGTACCCATATAGCACCATCTGAAACTATATTACCATCAAAAACAGGTGGAATTGTTAATGCAGCATTTCCATAAACATAATCACCAGGCTGTAACGCTCCAAAAGAAACTACACTATAAAAACTAATATTAGATGGACCATATCCCGCCTCTGAACAAGCATCTTCAAAATATCCCGAACTCCACAAATTATACACAGGAATGAGTGTTTGAGTCAAACTTGGAGTTAATGTTGGTGTAGGTGTTGGCGTTTGAGTTATATTTGTTGGAGTTGGAGTTGGTGTGAAAGATGGTGTTGGAGTAACCGAAGGACACAATCCAACAAATGCAATTGTAAGAGGAGCACCATATTCTTCAACTATCGGTTCTGTTAAAGAACAAACAAATACCGATTGAAGAGGGTCAATAGGGGTAACACTAACAATGCCAGTACAACCAGTCCAAGCATAATACCCTTGTTGAACGGTGTTATAGTTTGTTATCTTAAAGTAGTTACAGTCTGTTGTATACATTTTTATAGTCCGTATTTGGCTTTATTGGCGTTATAATTTTGTAGAATTTGTGATGCGGTCAATGCTGAACTATAGATTCTCACAATACCCATTCTACCGTGTAACCATTGAGGGGATTGACCTCCATTGAATGTCCCTAAATATAAAGGGTTTATTGTGTTTCTTATACTTCCAAATACATGAGAGTTGCTTCCAACTAAACTACCATTTCTGTAAATGGCTATTGAATTACTTGCAACGTTTGTCCATACACCCACAAATTGATACCATGTATTAATACTTAAACTTGCTGTTGGAGACGCAACTGATGTTCCTCCGTTACCCACTTCCATGAAAACATTACCAATAGCCTGTGTTCTTAAACCATATCCCCAATCAGCAGCATTAATACCATCAGTTTTTCCAATGAGAACATCATTACCTAAAACTGATTGATTAACCCAAAACTCAATAGTCCAATCCCCACTACCTGGCTCCAATAAAGCGTTGTCCGCAACACTAATTTGGGATGATGTACCATTATATGTAAAGTAAGGTGATGTGAATGTAATGTTAGACATTGTTCCACTCAATCCATTACCCGATAAATCGTTGATGGTTGTACCAGTACCTGGATAACTTGAAGAATTACTTGGGTCATAATACAATACGATATTACTTGTTACTGGCACCGCAGGTGTTGAAGTTGGACTTGGCGTATTAGTATTGGTTGGTGTACTAGTTTGAGTTGATGTAACAGTTGGTGTTGCAGTTCTAGTTGGTGTGACCGTTGGAGTACTTGTTGATGTAGGTGTAGGTGTTGGTTCCACATATCTCGGAGCTAAAAAATTATAGTTTTGTAAAACTTGAGATTCGGTCAAAGCAACCGTATATGCTTGACACACCCCAAGACCTCCGTTGAGGAATAGTCCTGATGTAGGACCTCTTCCAATAAACATTGTTGTTGCGGAATTTAATGTATTTGTATTAGTAGTTCCTGAAGCTACTTGAACCCCATTTACATAAAGAACCACAGTACCAGTTGATTTCACTCTTGTTGCCGTGACATTATACCATAAACCATTATTGTACGTTAAAGGGGATATAATCGTTGTATCAGGATTTCCGACACCAAACATTAATCTTCCCGCTCCGATTGTTAAACCAAAATCATTTGCAAGTGTTCCAATCTCACAATCCATTAAACCAATTCCATTATGCCATTGAACTGCAGTTCCTGCGTTTGACGTTGTTCTGAACCAAACATTTAATGTAAAGTCATCTTGAACTGGTCTTGTAATTGATGTAGATTGATTGGTACCATTGAAAGTCAAAATACCTCCGTAGTTTGAACTATATGTTGGTGAGTTTAATAATGTTGCATTATATGTTGCACCCCCACTACCAATGTTAGTCCAAGTACTTCCTGAACCAGGGTAACTACTTGATTGTCCCGCATCTAAATTAACAATTAATCCTGTTTGTATAATATTTGGTGATGGAGTTGGTGTTACTGTTCTTGTGTTTGTTGGAGTTTGTGTTACAGTATTAGTTGGAGTCTGGGTAATCGTTGGTGTAGCAGTTTGACTTTCTGTAATACTTGGTGTAGGAGTTTGTGTTACAGTTGCAGTAAGAGTAGTTGTTGTGGTAGGTGTCTGAGTTTGTGATGGAGTTTGAGTGTTTGTTGGTGTTTCAGTATTAGTTGGTGTATTAGTTGGAGTCTCGCTCGGAGTGTTTGTTGGTGTTTCAGTATTAGTTGGTGTATTAGTAGGAGTTTCCATTGGAGTGTTAGTCGGAGTTTCGGTATTAGTAGGAGTGTTAGTTGGTGTCTCTGTCGCAGTTTCGCTTGGAGTATTTGTAGGTGTTTCTGTTTGTGTTACAGTATTAGTTGGTGTATTGGTAGGAGTTTCGGTTAGAGTGTTAGTAGGTGTTTCCGTTGGTGTTTCTGTTTGTGTTACAGTATTAGTTGGTGTATTGGTAGGAGTTTCGGTTGGAGTGTTAGTAGGTGTTTCCGTTGGTGTTTCTGTTTGTGTTACAGTATTAGTTGGTGTATTGGTAGGAGTCTCTGATGGCGTTTCACTTGGAGTATTAGTCGGCGTTTCTGTATTAGTTGGAGTGTTAGTCGGGGTTTCACTTGGAGTTGGTGTTTGAGTTTCTGTTGCAGTAGGTGTTAATCCAATAGTAGCGCTTGGAGTCGGTGTCTGAGTTTCTGTTGGAGTATTAGTAGGTGTTTCTGTGTTGGTAGGGGTTTGAGTTATCGTTTCAGTTGGGGTATTAGTTGGCGTCTCTGTGCAGGTTGGTGTTGATGTTTGAGTAATACTTGGAGTTGGCGTTAATGTTTGAGTGACACTTGGAGTTGGTGTTTGAGTTTCTGTTGCGGTTGGTGTTAATCCGACAGTTGCCGTAGGACTTGGAGTCAATGTTGAAGTTGGAGTATTGGTTGGTGTTTCGGTATTTGTTGGAGTGTTGGTTGGAGTCTCGGTATTGGTCGGAGTATTTGTCGGTGTTGGTGTCGGACATGCATATAATTCATAACCTAAATCATTACAAGGTAATGATAAATAAATTAAGTCATTATTAGGAATTATTATTCTACAGTTAGGACAATTGGGGTCTAGTAAATTATATCTGTTTTTTAATATTCTAAAGTTGTGCGCAATTTGACCAGCATCTAAAGGCTCAGTATACATTCTAAATGCACTAACATCACCAATCATACTACCACCAAAAATTTCTTCTAAACGTATTTGAGTTGTTAAACCTGAGTAGGTTGTGTTGTCTAAATCATTTGTAGTCAAACATTCAGGGTCTTGTTGATAAACTATCTCATCAACCGTATCAGGACATCCCCCTGAGAAAGTTAAGTTATCATGCAGTCCTTGAGTTCCACCACCTAAAGAGATATTATATGCAACTCCAATTTGTTTTTCCTTTTGAACATTTAAAAGTCTTGGAATAATTTCTTCAAAGTTTTCAATAACCATAAATAATTTTCCATTAACGAAAAGTTTTAATGTACCGACTCTAAAAATTTCTTCAGCGAACCAATCATTATTAAAACTTACAACCTCAGTTGTTGCTGGTTCGTAATCTTTTTCGTGTGTTAGTGGAGGAGTGACTAAACTTAAACTATTGTTGGCAGTTGTTGCGGTATATTGGTCAGAAACTATTAAACCTAAACCACCCAAGTTCCATAAGTCACATTCATCAAAATATTCCCTTCTTCTAAAGACTGCGTCAATTTGAACCCAATGTTCGACATTAGGGTATGTTGTATGAACACAGTCATCAAAGATTCCTCTTGTTGAACACCACTCGTTCACTGAAGTACCTGTAACAAATGTTTGTCCTGTAAGACAAGTTCCTGTAGACTCACAATGTCCTGTTAAAGTATATGTCTTAACACACAATCTTGGATTACCGGTATCACCACTAAGTCTAATCGACATTGCATTTGATACACCATCATATAATGGGTCTTTTTCAGGGTATTCGGCCTTTGTTGTACAATTACAAGGACAACCGCATGAACAATTTGTTGAAGTAGTCCCTGATGGTTGATATACTTGTAAACAACTATTGGAAGCCGTAATACCTGTTTGCTCGCACTCACAAGTGTGCATACAAGTCAAACCCGAGGTTACTCTTGTATAACCAGTATCTTGTTTTGGATGACCATCAGCATAGTGATAGAATTTATTCTCAGCTCTAGCACCCATATAAAAGAACGTACCCTTATTTTTAGGGTAACGACTATTCAATCCAACTGAAGTATCTCCTGTCCATCTATATTTTAACATAACCTCAGCAGTCCAACCTAAATTAGGTCTTTCAGGGAAAATTTCATAATTATAACCCGGCATTTTGTAAAACCCTTGAAAGAATCCTCCATTCAATCTTGCAAAATAACCAACAGAGTCTCCATTGGTTGCATAAGATAAATCGTATGAGTATGAGTTATCATTCCACAATCTATTTTCAGTTGTGGTGAAACCAGTGATAGGGTGCATTTTCATTCTCCTATCGTATTTGTATCTACTATAAGTGTCTGCTGACGTTGTGTATAAACCTGTAGTCAACTCAATTGTTTCACCTGACATTTTTTTAACAAGTCCGTTATCGATACCGGTTAATCCAACGTCACACAATTCAGTTACTTGAGGACAAAAGTTGGGGTCAACATCTAATGGATTCCAATAGTTTTGAGAAACAATTGTTTGATAATCAAAAGAACAAGAACCCGATTGACATAACGTCGTTGCGGTATTGTTAATATCAAACTTAAACGGCATTCTATTTCCATCATTCTCACCAATTAATAAAGGTGAAAAAATCACTTCTTGGTCATAACTTTTTTCATCTGATGCTAAACAAATGTCCGTGATTTCGTTCACGGGTAGTAGACCCCATCTCCTAAAATTATATTGATTAATATTTTGGTATGCCATAAACTATTGATAAATACCTTATCAGCTAGTATTTATAGATTAAAAAGAACAGATGTTAACTGTAAACCAAGAATTTTATTCATCACCGTATTATTTTTTCCTCAAAGAAGGTAAAGATTTTTATTCTTTATACCTATCTGCAGAGGAAACTATAACTGAAGCCAGAGATAAAGATATTATTATTAAAGTACCAAAATCAAAACTTGAGGCTGTAAAAAAATATTTGGAAAAAGTTTTAAAAACTAAGAAGAAAAAATCTACAAAAGACCTTAAAGGGGAAATTGAAGAATTAGTTAATATGGATGGAGCCTTGTCAAACTCTTCAATTCCTATCTTAGACCCAAAACTTCACCCGAAGAAAACAATGGACCAAACGATTGCTGCCGCAAGAATTACTAATGACCCAATCTCTCGTGGATATAGAACATACTATGGTGAGTCTGTTGAAGAATTTACTGAAGAAGATATGTCAGGTGCCTTTGGATATGAAGAAACGAAGGATTTAGATGGTAAAGAAACTTTTGATTACTATGTTGACAAGTTAGATATGTCTCCTGAGGAGGCTGTTGATAGAACAAAACAACAAGGTAAAGACCCTTCAGGTAAAAAAGACAAAAAATCAAAATATAAGAACGACAAAAATTTCATTGCAAAAATGACAATTTCTGAAATTCAAAAACAAAAAATGATTAAGGTGGTTGAAGAAATTTTAATGGGTAAAAAAAGTTCTTCAGATAACGCCGATGTTACAAAAAAAGAAGTTGAGGTTTCTAAAATCCTAAAGAAAAATTTATCTTCTTTGAAGAAGCAAGCTGAAAAAGAAGGAATATCAATTACTGAGTTAATTAAATTAATGAAGAGTGAATAAAGATTTATACAATAATCCCAAAGGAGAAATCGAGTTTCCGAAAGACAAACAAGACCATATGAAAAAATGTTTTCATATGGTTAAGGGTGCTAACGAAAATGTTGAGGGATTTAAACGAAATCAAGAACTTCAGAGTAAAAACTATATTGACTACAAACAATTAAAAAGAATTAAAAACTTTTTTGATAACTTTAAAGGAAATCATAAAGACCCATCTTTTATATTAAATGGTGGTGTTGAAATGAAAAATTGGGTTAATGATGTTTTAAGAAAAATGAGACAAGGTTTAGATTTAACCAAAAGAAATAAAGCAGATACAGGTATGATGAATCAGTATATTAAGCCACATGAGAAAAAAGATTTCACAAATGTGAGAGCTTCTCAGAAACATGCATCTACATTACAAAAGTATGATAGTGCAGTAACTGAGTCATTAAAAAGAATAAACGAACTAATTTCTAAATTATAAAAACATGGCACTAGAAATCGCAGTTGATTTAACACAAAACGAACCAAACGCATTGACAGCTATCGCTGACATAGAGAGAGCTAAACTTATCCCAAGAAATGATTACAACGAAGCCGGTAATCCTTATTCATCTGTAAACCGTGATGCACTTGCTGATGGTGATGCTAAGGGTAGAGGCACAGGTGTTTACTTGGATGTATACAATGTAAATGCAGGAACCGTTACTGATGTTGCTGAAAGAAAAAACGAGATTAAAATTAATAAATTTAATTCATCAAAAACTTACCCTAACTTCTAATGAAGCTACAAGAATCACTTAAAGGTTTAATTTGTGAGATTGCTTCTATCGATTCTGTTAGAAGGTCAATTGAATCAAGACAGGTGGTATCAATGTACTACGATGGTGATGAGCCAGGTGGTAGAGGTATCCGTGAAGTTGAGCCTGTAGCCTTAGGTAAGAGTAAAGCGGGAAACTATGTAGTTAGAGGATGGGACAGAGAAGGTTCTTCTCATACCGCATATAAAGGTGAGCAACCTCTACCAAGTTGGAGATTATTTAGATTGGACAAAATCCTTTCTTTTAAACCAACTGGTGAGATTTACAATGAACCAAAACCGGGTTATAATTTTAATGGAGATAAAAGTATGGTAAGTGTTGACTTAGTTGCCAAGTTTGATAACCAACAACCTCAAGAAACACAACCAACACAAGAAACACCAACACCTACCCCAACTCCACAAACTTAATATATTATGAACGAAAATGATTTAATGAGCAGATTAGTGGCATCTAAAGCCATTATGGACAACCCAAAGTTTGCAAAAACAAGAAATAGTATGAATGATGGATTACCTCCAACATCGTTACAGGAATTTGATATGCCACAGGCAAAATATAATATCCCACAGGAATTTTTACAAGAATCACAACCTGTAAATCAACCATATCTTTCTTCATTACCAAAAGAAAATACAAAGCCAGTCGGAGTTCCTACGGTTGATGCAATCAAAAACTCAAAACTTCCTGATGAAATTAAGAAGTTGATGATGGAGCACCCAATTGCTCAAGCACAACAACAACAAACCGCAACACTATCTAATGAATTAATTGAAAAAGCAACAAGACTAATGAAAGAAAATGGTTCGGGATATGTGCCAGAATCTGCAAAACCAAAACAAGTACAACAACAATCTCAATCTAATAATACATCATCACAAATTGACTACAAATTAATTAAGAAGATGATAACTGAGGCAGTTAATGACGCTCTTGCAGAAAACGGATTGATGGTCGAAAGTACTGAAAGGTCTAATGAACAATTCACATTCAAAGTAGGTAAACACATTTTTGAAGGTAAGGTAAACAAAATCAAAAAAACTTCTTAACTACTTTTCTTATTTGATATAAAGTATTATATTTTCTCAATATAATATAAAACTAATGTCAAAAATTAAAGTACTAGTAATCCCATCCGATAGAACAGGTGTGGGCAAATTTAGGTCTGTAGACCCCCACATCTTTTTACAAAATTTATACCCTGATGATTTCCATGTAGATATCGTTTATGATGTTCCTATGACGGATATGAATTTTTGGAAGGAATATCAAATTGTTGCCTTCCATAGAAGTCTTAATCCTGATTTTGAAGCATCTCACGCATTAATCCAAAAACTTAATGATATGGGTATTGTTACTATTGACGATATCGATGACTATTGGATGCCGACTAAAGAACATCCAATTCATGATGTTATTAGATTTAATAAGATTAATGATAAAATTACTGCAAACCTTAAGGTTGCAAAATACGTAACAACGACTACGACAATATTTGCGGATGAAATTAAGAAGTTAAATAAGAACGTTATTATTTTTCCTAACGCAATTAATCCAAACGAACCTCAGTTTAAAGAACCAACACCAGAATCTGATAGATTAAGAATTGGTTGGTTAGGTGGTTCTTCTCACTTACACGATTTACAACTATTAGACCAATCATTCAGTAAATTAACTCAATACAAAGATAAATTACAATTTGTTTTATGTGGTTTTGATACTAGAGGTTCTGTAACTGAAATCAATCAACAAACAGGAGAACATAAGAAAAGAGATATTCTTCCTCACGAAACTGTTTGGGCACAATACGAAAAAATATTTACACAAAACTACACAACTGTATCTGAAGACTATAAAAAATATTTGAATACGTTCACACCTGAGGGATATCCAAATGAAATGAACGAACCATACTTAAGAGTATGGACAAAACCTGTTCAATCTTATGCGAAGAATTATTCAAAATTTGATGTATCTTTGGCACCAATTAAAAATCACATCTTTAATAGGATGAAATCTCAATTAAAAGTTATTGAGTCGGGATTCTATAAAAAAGCAATTATTGCTTCTAATTTAGGTCCTTACACAATTGATTTAAAACATTGTTTGGACAACGGTAATTTTGTTGATGGAAACGCATTATTGGTTGATGAAAATAGAAATCATTCTGATTGGGCAAAATTCATTGAAAAATTAGTTAAGAATCCAAACATGGCAAAAGATATGGGTGAAAGATTATATGAGACTGTTAAAGACACATATGATTTAAATGTAGTAACAAAAGCAAGAGCAGAATTTTATAAATCAATCGTATGATAAATGTACCATTAACAAAGTTTTTATTCTTAGATATTGAAACAGTTGGATGTGAATCCAATTGGGAAAATTTTAAGAAAAACAAAAAAGAACTTTCATTTCAGTTTGAACATATTCAAGACAATCTTCGAAAAAGATTTCCTGAGGAATCAGATACCCCAATTGAACAATTATTTGTTAATAGAGCGGCATTAGTCCCTGAATTCTTAAAGATAGTTTGTGTTAGTGTTGCGTTTGTTATGGATGACGGAACAGTTAAACTACAATCTTTCCATAGTGAAGATGAAGGTAAATTACTCCAAGACGTTCAAAAACTATTAAACCGAACAGGTGATTTAGGATTTTTCTTATGTGGACATAATGTTAAAGGATTTGATATTCCAACATTAGCTAAACGTATGATGATGTACGGATTGGAACCACCAAAGTTATTACCGAGTTACGACACCAAACCTTGGGAGATTAAAGCAATTGATACCAAAGACATATGGCAATATGGTGGTTATGGTCAATTTGCATCTCTTGAGTTAATGTGTGTTTGTATGGGTGTCGAATCATCTAAGAATACAGAAGTGACTGGTAACAGAGTTCACGAAGCGTATTGGATTGATAAAAATATTGAAGGTATTGTAAAATACTGTGAGAAAGATGTCATGGTTTTGATAGATATAATTAAAAAATTAAAACAATTAAAATAATGGAAAACGTTTTTGATGCAAACGCAATGGAAGAAATTCTCAAGCAATTTGAACGAATAAAAAAAGATGCGGGAATTGAGCCTGATGAGGATTCAAAGAAAGAATTAGAAGACCTACTTGGATTCAGTATGGAAGAATTTGATGTAGACATCAATAGACAATTAAAAACTAGAACCCTTCAAGTAAAAAAACTTAGAGATGATGCTTACGAACCATCATATAACTATGAATCAGACTCAGGTTTTGATTTACATTCTGTCGAGGAAGTAACGTTACCCCCTTTTGGTAGAGATTTAGTTCCAACAGGATTAGCATTTGGTATTCCTCCTGAATATGAAATTCAGGTAAGACCTAAGAGTGGGTTAGCCCTCAAACAAGGTTTGACTGTTTTAAACACACCAGGGACTGTTGATGCTGGTTATGATGGAGAAGTTAAAGTGATTGTCTTCAATACAAACAACCACGAAGTAACCATAACTAAAGGTATGAAAATAGGACAAGCCGTTTTATCTCCTGTTGTTTGCGGATATTATGTCAACTTAGAGATGGTTGAACAAATAGAAAAGAAAGAACGAGGAGATAACGGATTTGGTAGCACGGGAATTTAATAAGAAAAATCTTTTTAATAATGATTACAGTAGGATATTCAACAAGAACCCCAAACCCTGAATTTACAGAATACTTGAAGAAAAGTTCAGGATTTAAAAAAATTAATGTAATAGAAAAAGTTAATAACGGAGAAAAATCTTTATCTCAAGTTTATAACGAAATTCTATCTGAGTCAGAAACTGACATAGTTGTCTTTTGTCATGACGACATTTACTTTGATACAACAGGTTGGTACCATAAGTTAATGAAACACTTTGATAAAAGTGATTTTGGTATTATTGGTATGGCAGGTACAACAAACATGCCATCAAGTGGTCAATGGTGGGAGGATAGAAGAAAGATGGTTGGTATTGTAAACCACGAACACGAAGGTAAAAAATGGGTTTCAAAATATGCTGATGACTTAAATAATAACATTAAACAAACAATAATGGTTGATGGATTATTTTTTGCTGTCAGTAAAGAAAGATTAAAGTCAAACTTTGTTGAGGAGTTCCAAGGGTTTCACTTTTATGACGTCGCGTTTTGTTTTGAGAATTTCCTCAAAGGTGTGAAAATTGGTGTTATCACTAATATTAGAATTACACACAAATCGATTGGTCAAACAAACCAACAATGGGAAGACAACAAACAATTATTTGCCAGCAAATATTCTGAGTCTTTGCCAGCAAAAGTTCCTTTTGACACGAACAAAAAATTAAAAATATTAATATCTTGTCTATTCTTTAAAACCTTGACAGGTTCAGAATTATATGTTTATGAGTTAGCCAAAGGGTTAAAAGCTCTTGGTCATAGTGTAACTGTTCTATCACAAATAGGTGGACCGTTGACAGACATGGCAAAGAAATTAGGTATTAAATGTGTTTCATTTGAAGAAGCACCAGGATTTAAACTTGGTGATGGTAAGTGGGGATTCAACACACCAGAAGGAGTTAAACCTTCAACTGAAAATGTTCTATACAGAGTATCCGAAGTTGATTTTGATATTATTCATATGCAACATAAACCTGTTGCCGAAAGAATGATTCAATTTTATCCTGAAATAGATAAAATCTATTCAATTCATTCTGAGGTTATTGAATTGGAAGACCCAATCAAACACGAATCAATAAAAAAATATATTGCAATTAGACCTGAGATTAAGAATCATATTGTAAATAAATTTGAAATACCTGAAGAAGAAATTGAAGTAATTTATAATCCTGTTGATAACGAAAAATTTAAACCAATTAAATCTGAAATTAAAGACGCTGTTTTATTTGTTGGTACCATAGATTACTTAAGAAGAGAAACCATAATGGATTTAATCGACTACACAAAAGATAACAACAAAGAATTATGGTTAATGGGTGAAGACAAACAAAATTATTTGCCAACAATTTTAACCCAAGAACATGTTAAACATTTTGAGGCTGGTTGGAATGTTGAAAAATTAATTAACCAATGTACAGAAACTGCAGGTATTCAATTAGGAAGAACTACAATTGAAAGTTGGTTATGTGGAAAACCAAGTTGGATTTATAAAGTTAATTCTTTGGGCAGTATTGAATCTAAAGAAAAAATTGAAGTTCCCTCAGATTTGGAAAAATACTACTCCAAAAATGTTATAGAAAAAATAAAAGAAGAATACAATAAAGTTCTTTCGTGATAATATTAACCACAACATACAATTGTGCCACTTATGTGGAGAGGTCTTTATTAAGTATAATGTCACAAAGATTCAAAGACTTCACATGCTATATTACAGATGACCTATCAACCGATAACACAAGAGAAGTTATAAAAAAAACTATTGAGGGAGACTCAAGATTTATCCTAATTGAAAATCACATTAAACTATATCAGCCTGGAAACTATGAACAAATTATCAATTGGAGGGCAATTCCTGGTGAAGAAATATGTGTTGAGGTAGATGGTGACGATTGGTTACCTGATTCAAATGTCTTTACAAGAATTAATCAAGTTTATCAAGACCCAAATGTTTGGATGACAAGTGGTTCGTTTAAATATCACGATGGTAGGCCAGGTTTTGCAAATCCCCCAACTCAGTTTACAAATATTAGAAAACAAACATTCACATTATCACATCTTAGGACTTGGAAATCTTGGTTATGGAAAAAGATTAAAGAGGAAGATTTAAAGGATGAGAGCGGTAATTATTGGAATGTTGCGGGTGATTTATCATTTATGTTCCCAATGGTTGAAATGTCAGGTGAGGAACATTATAGATTTTTGCCTGAGATAAATTACATTTATAACGAATCTAATCCTATTAATGACCATAAAGTTAATATGGGTAATGTGGTTAGCACTGTAAATAAAATTAGAAATAAACCCGAATACGGAAAATTATGACACCAAACGAAAAATGGAACGCAGCTAGGGGCGATGACACTTTAATCATTGACTACCCTTTAGATGAAAATTCACAAGTTATTGAACTAGGTGGATATCATGGATTATGGACAAAAAGAATATCACAAAAATTTAATTGTAATATTCTTACAATTGAGCCAATCCCAGAATTTTATAACAAAATGATAAACGAGTTTGATTACTATCTGAAAAATAACAGAGAAAAAATCAAAACAGAAAATTTTGGTATATCTACTGAAGAAAAAGAACTTACGTTCTCAGTTGATGGTGATGCAACCTCTGCGCACTTATCATCTTCGAACCAAATTACTATCACTTGTCACACCTTAGAACATTACCTACAAAAATATAACATTGAGAAAGTTGACCTTTTACAAGTTAATATTGAAGGTGAAGAATACCCTTTATTAGAAGAATGGACTAAATCAGGGATTATTAATAAGGTAAAATACCTTCAAGTTCAATACCACAGATATGGTGAAAACTATGAAGTAAGACACAATAACATACAAGAGAATTTAAAAAACTTAGGATTCAAATTAAGATATGAATTTGATTTTGTGTGGGAAGCATGGGAAAACACCAATTTGTAATTTATGAGTAACTTGATATCATGTAATTTAATGGGTGGTTTAGGTAATCAAATGTTTCAAGCAGGACATGCGTTGGCTCAAGGATGGAAACATAAAAGAGAAACTGTTTTTATTCCAAGGTCTTGGACTCCAATGCAAGGTAGAGAGACTTTTCATTACAGAGAAAATATTTTTAGGAATTTAAAATTTGTTGACAATATTGACGGATTCACAAAGGTCCATGAAGGACCTTGGGAATTCTCAGAAATAAATCCTGTCGAAGATAATACCGTATTTGAAGGATACTTTCAAAGTGGTAAGAACTTATTAGGATTCAACGACAAGATTAGAGAAACCTTCGGCCCAACAGAACAATTTATATCTGAAATTACTCAGAAATATCCACAACTTAATCAAGAGAATACCGTGTCAATTCACATTAGATTTGGTGATTACAAAGAAAACCCACACATACATCCAAGTGTTTCAAAAGAATACTTAGACAAGGCATTAGAAATGATTGGTTCATATAGTCATTTGTTTTTGTTTGGTGACGACAAAGAATGG